TAAAGGGTGTTTTAGTTCCGCCAACCTTGGGCATGATACCAAAGCAAAAGCCGGTTAAGGTTCTCCAGGAAGTCTCGCTTTTCGGCGAGGGCGATCCGGCGATCAATGATAGAGGCGAGTGAAACGGCGTGGCGTTGGCGCATGTGAGGGTCCAATCAATGATAGAGAGAAGCAAAGCTTGGTAGGTTTGAACCTACCAAGCGGGGCGATCAATGTTAGCCTTCAAGCGCCTCAATCGCCTTAAGGGCGGCGACGTTGTGGGCGATCAAGTCACGGATCGCCGCGCCCTTGTCGCCCTTAAGGTTCGCCACGTTCGCCTTGCCGACTTGGGAAAGGCTCGCCACGATTGCGCCGATTTGCGCCGTGACGTCATTAAGTGTGGGAAGCTTGGTCGCCACGAAAGCTTGCGGGGCGATAGGCGCGGGCGGCGCGCTAACAGTGTTAGCAGGCGAGGGCGACTTGTCGCTGGCAGGCGGGCCATTGGGAACGCGCGGCTTGCGCGGCCCCTTGCGAGCCTTGGATGCATTGGCGCTTTCGACGCCGTGCGAGGCGAGAAAATCGCTCCAGTGTGCGCCCGCCGTCTTATAGTCGCGTTGTTCGGCTTCCGTGCGCTTCTCTTTCCCTTTGATGATACCCGTAGGCGCTTGCAACGTCTTATCCATCATTGCGACGGCGCGCGACTTGGCGTGGCCCTTACGTTCCAGCCATGCGACGCAAGAGGCGATGCGAATAAGATTGAAGGACGTGGCGTCAGTAGCGCGGCGAATGAGCGCCGCGATAACGTCGGCCTTGCTATCCTCGACGCTGTAGGCGTTGGAAAACGTCGTGACGATAAGCGCCGTATCGTCCTTAAGGTTCGGGACGTTGGCGACAGTCTTGGTAGCCTTGGCCATGTGCGTTAATCCTTGTGTAGCTCGCCACCATTGGCGAGACCACACTATGCGACATCATTGATGGCATGTCAAATAACCTTTGGTAGGATGCAAGCTACCAAACCCTGACCAACTTAGTTGATGGAGTTTGGTTGACAACTAAGGTTGATGGAGTTTGGTTGATCGCGTCGAGCGGGTCGGCGTCGCGTCGCCAGGCTGGCAGCGCCATAGGTTGCTTTTTCGCACCCCCCAGGGTGGCCAAGGGGATTTCGCGCGGACCATACGGGCCATACCCCTAAGCCGTACAGCCTAGCCGATTTTTCGTTTTCCATCACCTCCCTCAACCCTCACGGACATTACGTCCAGCCTAATAGAAATCGCCCCTCGAAAATTTTTTAGAGTATAGATGGAAGGCGCTAACCGCGTACCCCACTTAGAGGACCTCAAGCATGACCACCACGATCATCGTCTCGCCCAATGAGCATCCCATCCTGGTCACTCTCAACCAGAGCAACGAGCACAACGGCCTGCACTTCTCGAACTACAGCCAGCAAATCCTGCTCCCCGGCGATCCCAAGCAGCAGTTCCATATCAGCAAGGGCGGGTCCATCGTCGTGGACGAACTGGAAGTTGACGATGAGCGCGCCCAGAAAGAGCGTGAGAAGCGCAACCCAGCGCGTGGGTTCACCAAGCCCGATGACTATGGCCACGAACTCATGAGGGAGGAAGAACGCGCACGCGCGCGTGCCCCAGCCGACTGAGAAAGTCAATCCCCTAATATCCCTGGATTGCGAAGCGATCTAGGGATGTCCAGTGCCTCGGGAGAACCCTGATTTTCCTGGGGCAAATGTGGCCATCAACAATGATGCAGGCACTTAAGTGTTTGTAATCTCATCAATCTAGCGTTTGGTAAAACCACCACAGGGTCGCCTTGATATAACCCCTCCATTCATGTATAACATTGATGGCGGTGCGGCGGACTTGCCAGCACCTCCAACCCTTGGTAGAAGAGTGTTGCGGGTGCTTCGGGCGACGGGGGCTGGCAAGGGTGATTGGTCTCCCCTTGTCGGCCCCTTCGTTTTAACGCCAGGGCGAAGCCCTTGCGTTGCCGCTTTCCATCGCTAGGATGGGTCCCATGAGCGCGCTTGCTTTAGTCACTGATCCGTCCACATTTGGTTGGCCGCCCGGTCTCCCTTTCGAGCTTGCTTTACGTCAAGCGAAGCCGAGCGAGGTCTGCCAATCTTACGGATTGGCGAAGTCGGATTATGTTCGTCTATGCAACGATCCCGCGTTTATCGAAGCTCTTGAGGACGCGTGCGAGCAGGTTAAAAGAGAGGGCGTGACCTTCCGCAAGAAAGCTCAGGTCCAGGCCGAAGAGTTGCTCAAGACAAGCTGGACGCTCATTCACGAGAGCTTCGAGAACGTGCCCGCCAAAGTGAAGGCCGATCTCATCATGTGGACGCAGCGCATCGCGGGCTACGACGCCAGCCTCGATCAGAAAGCCCTTGCCCAGGCGAGCGCCGTGCAACAAAACGCTCTCCAGATCATTATAAACTTAGGCGACGCCTAAGCAGAGGGCATAACCTTGCGCGCTGACTGGCTCTACGCCATACCGGATCGCCCGATCAAGGGCGCACTAGGAGAGAGACCCATGGCCGACGACCCCAACAACGGCGCAGCCGCCAACACGGACGCCGAGACCACGCAGTTCAAGCCCGACCCCAAAGCCAAGAACGGCAAAGCCCCGCCCCAGACGCGCGCGGGCGTGGCCGACGCAGCCGCCGATCCCGACGCTCCGCAGCCCGACACGACCGGCGACGTGGATCACTCGCACGACGAAACGCACCTGACCGACAACACGACCATCAACGATCCCAACCAGGGCGTGACCGAGGACGACGCCGAGGACATCGCCGAGAAGAACGCCTACGAGCGCGCCCACCCAGGCTCGCTGGGGCTCATCACCGAGCCCGAGCACGCGCTGCCCGTGCTGCGCGCCAAGGTCAACGAGTTGCACTCGTTGATGAACAACATCGGCAACGTCGCCGAGGTGCCGATCCACGCCATCGAGGCGCTGGGCGCGGACATCGGCTATCTCCTGCGCATGTTCCGCCACGGCGGCCAGAACGCGGGCCTGCCCAAGCCGGCCCCGATCATGACCCAGCAACCCGCACCGAAGGCTTAAGCGACCATGGCGCATGAGGTGGTCTGCCCTCTGGGCCTATGTCGGCTGGAGCAGGATTGTCCCCATGCGCCATGCCTTGGGTGCATGGCGCGGCTGAGGGAGCACATGCTGGCCGAGCTAGGCGTGCTGGAGCGGCAGGAGAAGATCGCCGCCGGGCGCATGGACACCGATGGCCAGAAGGCGCTGGGCAAACTCCTGGACAGCCTGGCGGGCCTGGTCGAGAACCCGCCGGTTTGATTTAATCACGAACCTGTGATTAACCACGGGGGCACCTTGGAGACCTCCGATGCCCTTGCGCCTCATGATCCTGCACGACGAAGCCGTCGAACTTCTCCACGAGATCAAGCAGCGTGAGGACTATATCTCGGTGCTCGAACTGGAGAACCTGCGCCTGCGCCTGCGGCTCAAGATCATTGTTGGCGGGGCCAAGGGCTTGATTATCTGGAGCGTATCACTCATGATTGTAGGGCTTGTCATGGGACCCAGCCAGCTTGTCTGAGTGTATTAGTGTCCAGCATAATCGAATACACGCCTCCACGAACACTAAAAGGGTTCATCCGCGATCACAAGCTGGATGAGCTTTTCTATGACTGGGTGGTTGGTCCCGTAGGGTCGGGCAAGACGACTGCGATCTTCATGAAGCTGGTGGTGATGGCGCAGCTACAGGCCGCCAGCCCCGATGGGATACGCAGGACGCGCGCGGTGATCGTGCGCAATACCATGCCCCAGTTGAAGGACACGACCCTCATAAGCTGGGGATACTGGTTCAAGGATGGCCAGGCCGGCGACTGGAACGCCACCGACAAGATTTTCACGCTGCGCTTCGCCGACGTCGAGTGCATCGTCATGTTCCGGCCCCTGGACACCCCCGATGACATATCCCGCGTCCTGTCGCTCGAAATCAACTTTGCCATCATTGATGAGTTTGTGGAAATCCCCCGCGCGATTGTCGATGCTCTCAGCGCGCGCCTGGGCCGCTACAAGCAGCCTGATGGAACCCCCGTCACCATCTACGGCATGTGGGGCTCATCCAACCCTTCGACGGAAGATAATTGGTGGTACGATTATCTGCACGGACCCGACGTTATCAGGTGGAACAAAGACAAAGAGGTGATGGCGCTCAATAACCCAGATCTGGAATTGAACGCCAAATACTTCCACCAGCCCAGCGCGCTCTTGGAGAACGAGCGCGAGAACGTCGAGAACCTGCCCGGCAAGGCGAAATACTATACGAACGTTATGAAGGGCAAGAGCAATGTCTGGATCAAGCAATTCGTGGAAGCTGAATGGGGGTTCAGCGTATCGGGCCAGCCTGTCGTGCCTGGCTTTCGCGATCACCACCTGGCGCGCAAGCCGCTCAAGTTCGAGCCCAGCCTGCCCCTGGTGATCGGCTTCGATCCTGGCCTGGGCGGCTCTGCGTTCATCTTCCTCCAGATGGACCTGGATGGGTTCGTCAACGTCCTGGGCGAGCTTGTGCAGGAAGGCTACGGCGCGGTTCGTCTCATCAACGAGCGTCTCCAACCAACTATGCGGCTCAGGTTCTACGACGCCACGCGCGTCATCATCGCGGCGGACCCGGCGTCGAAGCAGCGCGCCAGCACTGATGAGCGGTCCACAGTTAGGATGTTCGAGGATCACTATGACATCAAGACGGAGAGCAACAACCGCTTCCCCCTGCGCCTCAACGCCATTGACCATTTCGTCAATCTTAACATCCTGGGTGAGCCTTGCTTGCGGATCGACCCCCAGCAATGCCCCATTCTTGTTCGCGCTCTTAAAGGCGGCTGGCGCTACGGGGCCGACGTCAAAAAAGACATCCTGAAAGGGGCCGAGCCTGAGAAAAACAAGTTCTCGCACCCTGGCGACGCGTTCGGCTACGGCTTGCGGTTCTTCCACAAAGGGTTAATCAGGGACGAAAAGCACGGTACGCGCGTGGGCACGCTGACCCAGCGTATGCCTGAGTTTAAGAACAACTACGTCTGGAGATAGCGATGGCCATGTATGCAAGCGCCGTGGCGTCGGCCCCGGCGGAAATGATGCCGGAAGGCGTGGACGTCCCCAACAACAAGGATGCGCCGGTCAAGCGTATATCGGGCGCGGAGCTTCGCCAGCTTGGCCAGAACCTCTCGTCCCTGTTCGGGGCCTATAAGAACGACCGCCGACTGTTCGAGCTTCGGATGCTGCGCAACCAGCGGCAATATCTCGGCGTCTACGATCCCGAACTGGAGCAGGAGTTGAGCGTCAACCGCTCGCGCGCCTACCCCAGGATCACGCGGGTCAAGATCGTGTCGATCCTGTCGCGCCTCATGGACCTGATGTTCCAAGGCAACGAGCGCAACTGGGAGGTCAAGGCGCAGCCGTGGCCGGAAATGACCATGGACGAAATGCAGGAGGCGATGGAGGCGGCCATGCAGGCTGACCAGGCCGCGCAGGTTCCGACGCCCAACCCGCCCGACGTCGATTACATCATGGGCGCGGTGCAGACCTACGCGGATCGCCGCGCGGAGCAGATGTCGAAGTTGATTGACGATCAACTCCAGGAACTCGGCGGGAGCCAGAAGAAAGATTACGTGGCGTTGAACCGGGCCGTCATCCGGTCGGGCCTCATTTACGGCGTCGGCGTTCTGCGCGGCCCATTCGCGCGCAAGAGCCAGAGCGTGATCTGGAACTTCGACAATCCGAAAATGCCCGTGCCTCGCAAGATCGAGGTGTTCAAGCCGATGTTCGAGTGGCTCAACCTCTGGGACTTCTACCCCGACATGAGCGCCAAGAGCATCGAGAGCATGGACGGCTATTTCATCCGCCAGATTTTCTCGCGCTCGCAGATCAGGGAGTTGGCCACGCGCTCCGATTTCATGGCTGACCAAATTCTGGAGTATCTCAAGACGCACGAGGTCGGCAACTACAAGGCCGAGTATTACGAGGCTGAGCTTCGCGCCATGGGCGTGAAGGCCAACGTCAACGAGCAGAAGCCCGAGACAACCAAGTACGAGGTGCTCTGTTGGCACGGCAAGGTCAGCGGCAACTATCTGACGCTCGCGGGCGTGGACGTGCCCGAGGATAAGCTGGCCGACGACATGGACGCGGAGATTTGGTTGCTCGACGGCAACGTCATCAAGGCGATCATCAACCCGTGGAAGGAACTGGGCGTGGACATGCCCATGATCCACACGTTCATTTTTGACGAGGACGACACGTCGCCGCTGGGCTTCGGCGTGCCGAACTCGATGCGGGACAGCCAGATGGCCGTCGCGGCGGCCACGCGCATGTTGATGGACAACGCCAGCGTGGTCTGTGGCCCCAACATCGAGGTCAACACCGATCTGATGCGCCCCGACCAGGACTTGAGGAACATCACCTCCTACAAGGTCTGGTATCGTGAGGGCGACGGGCCAGAGGCCCAGTGGCCGGCGGTGCGCAATGTGCAGATCGACAGCCACCTGGATGACCTGCTCAAGGTCATCGACCTATTCATGAAGTTCGCCGACGCCGAGACCTTCGTGGGTCCCGCGACCGGGGGCGACATGAGCCATGCCCCCAGCGAGCCGATGCGGACGGCGGCGGGCGCATCCATGTTGCGAGGCGACGCGGCGCTGCCCTTCAAGGACATGATCCGCTCGTTTGATAGCCTGACGCAGAGCATCATCTACGCGATGGTGCAGTTCAACCGGCAGTTCAACCCAGAGCTTGCGCCCATGGCCGACTATGACGTCATCGCCAGAGGCGCGACATCATTGATGGCCAAGGAACTCCGTGGTATGCAGGCCGATCAGTTGGTCAGCACGCTCACCCCCGAAGAGAAGCAGGAGGTGGACATGCGCAAGCTGATCCTGGCCCGCCTGAAATCCAGGGATATGGAGGACATCCTTGTTGATATGTCGGAGAGCAAGCGCCGGTCGGCGCAGCAAGCCCAGACGGCGGCTCAGACGGCGGATCAACAGAACCGCATGATGGAGGCCAACATCCGCAAGATATTGTCGGACGGCTTCAAGAACATCGCTAGTGGCCAGATGCACGTTTCCAGTGCAGACGCCACGAGCGTCGCCACGGCAATGGACGTACTGGAAAGGGGCATAAGCAATGGCGTCATACAAGGAGGCGGAGTGGACCCTAATCAAGTCCTTAAACCTGAGCTATCAGGGGTCGGACCAGGCGCTAATGGTCCTGGTGGACCTGCTCCAGCTTCGGCTGGCCAAGCGTAAAGACGATCTTATGAAGGCTCGTCCTGAGACCTTCATGGCTATTCAAGGGGACTGCAACGCCCTAAACGAGTTGCTTGAGGATATTGTTGTTCAACGCAAGGCAGGAAACTAAGTCATGGCCAAACTCCCTACCGAAACCTCCGTCGCGGCCCTTTCTGCGGCTCTGGCGGCCCCTGCGGTCGAAAAAGACGACTTCGCGGACGCGTTCGCGAACTTCACGAGCGAGAAGCCCGACCTCACGGAGACCCAGCCAGACGCGACAGCGCAGGCCGCTGACGGCAAAGAGGCCGCTGAGGGCACCGAAGGGACCGAAACCGAGATCGAGGGCGCTCCTGGGGCTGGAGACGAGGGCCTGACGGCTGAGCAGATCGCCGAGAAGGCGGAGGCCGACGCGGCGAAGGCGGAAGCGGACGCGGCTGCGGCCCTGGAGGCGGCCAAGAAAGCCCCGACCGACGACGCGGTGACGCGTCTGGCCGACATGCTGGCCGAGCGCACCAAGCCCGCTCCGCAACAGGTGGACAACCGCAACCAGCCTGAGCCGCTCTACACCACCCAGGAGGTGGCCAAGCTCACCGAGTTCTACAAGGAATGGCCTGAGGTCGCCCCGGCGGTGGAAATCCTGCTCAAGGGCGCGATGACCAACATCACCAACCATATCTTCGCGGAGGTCGCCAAGACGCTGGCACCAAGGATGCGGCTTCTGGAGCAGTTGGCGGACAACTTCCAGTACCAGGAGATCACCAGGACGATCCCCGATTACAATGAGCAGTTGCACGCGGACGTTACCAAATGGATTGAAGGCCAGAAAGGATACTTGAAAGCCGCCTACACCAATGTTATGCAGGAAGGGACGGTTGACGATTTCAATGATCTCGTCGCCCGTTACCGGCAGGAGACAGGCAAGGCAGCGCCCGCCAACACTGGGAACGCACCCCAGCAAGGCGGCACAACCAAGCCGGCTCCTGCCGCTGCACTGACCCCAGCCGCCAAAAAAGCGGCGGCTGCGTTGGCCCCAGTGAATAGCAAGCGTTCGGGATTGGTCGAGGTCGAGCCTCAGGGTTACGACGACGCGTTCGACAAATTCGCCGCAGACGCTTTCGCCAAGACTGGCTAACCAACCAAGGGGTTCTGAATTATGGCTGCTGCTGTTACTTCCTACGGCGACATTTCTCCGGCGGTCGCCGCCTACTCGGTCGTGCGGATGCTCACCCGCGCGATCCCGCTTCTCCAGTTGGAGCGGTTCGGACAGACCTACCCTCTGCCCACCAACTCCACCCAGACGGCGAAGTTTCGTCGTTACTTCCTGTCCGGCGCGAGCGGGTCGGCGGGTCCCGACAACGGCATCAATGGCGGCTCGCCGTTCAGCACGCCCCTCGCCATTACGCCGCTGGTCGAAGGCGTGACGCCCACGGGCTCCATGCTGGCCAACCAGGACTACACGGTTCAGTTGGCGCAGTACGGCGACTTCGTGACCATCACGGACGTCATCGTGGACACCCACACCGATCCGGTCCTGGCGCAGATCAGCGAAATCCTCGGCGAGCAGGCGGCCCAGACGGTCGAGACCTTGCGCTTCAACGTGCTCAAGGCCGGCACCAACGTGTGGTACGCCAACAATGTTGGCTCGCGATCCGCCGTCATCACGGCGATCGCGCTGGCCGATCAGCGGCGCGTCTCCACCGGCCTCAACCGGCAGAACGCGAAAAAGATCACCACGGTCGTGGGTTCCACCCCGGCCTACGCCACGAAGTCGGTGGAAGCCGCGTACATGGCGGTGGTGCACCCCGATCTCGAAACCGACATCCGCTCGATGGCCGGGTTCGTGCCGGTCGCCAGCTACGGTCCCCACACCTCGCCGTTCGAGGGCGAGATCGGGTCGGTCGAGCAGGTCCGCTATCTCCAGTCCACCATCATCGCTCCGTTCGTCAGCGCGGGCGGCACCACGGGCGCAGCGACGACGTTCCGCTCCACGGACGGCGCTCACAACGACGTCTACCCGGTTCTCATCTTTGCGCGCGACAGCTTCGGCATCGTCCCGCTCAAGGGCAAGTCCGCGATGACGCCGATGGTGGTCAACCCCAAGCCGGCTCCCGGCGATCCCCTGGGCCAGCGCGGCACCGTGGGCTGGAAGCTCTGGACCACGACGGTCATTCTCCAGGATGCGTTCCTGGCCCGATTGGAAGTCGCCTGCACGATGTAACACTGATGGGGGCTTAGGCCCCCGTCTTTTGCTCTCCAGGCTCAAGGGGCCACGATATGACCATCAATGTTATCGACACCATGTTCCACGGTTCCTCGTTCCCGCCCTCCTACACGGGGCCGGGTACGCTGATTGGGAACGTGCGCAACGCCGCGTCGGTCATCAATCAGACCTGCGGCAACTACACCTCCAACGGCAACGCCACTCAGATCAACCTGGGTTTCCGGCCCACCTACATTCGGTTCTTCAACCTGACGGACGACATTTCCTGGGAGTGGATGTCGGGCTTCGGCGCGACCCAGAGCATCAAAACAGTCGGTGCGGGCACCATGACCGTGGACACCGGCTCCGCGTTCACGCTGACGGACGGCGGCTCGGGCAACTGGACGCTCACCACCAGCACCACGCTGGAGGGCACCGCCAAGGCGCTCGTGTTCAGCATCGAGGGTTAACCCACCTCCCACAGGTTAGGGTCATGGGGGGCCGCGAGGTCCCCCATTTTTTCTTGGGGAGTTCGATGGGAGAGTACGGCATGAACTCTGATTGCTGCGTCCGCATCGAGCGGTTCGCTAACGGCTTCACTGTTGAGATCAAGGACCCAGCCATTGTGAAATACAATGCGCTGCCCTACGATCCCAAGAAATCGCGGCCATACAAAGAGCCGTGGAAACCCTTTGTGTTCAAGACTGCGGAGGAAGTGATAACCTTCCTGACGAAGAACTTGAAGAAAGCCATGGTCTCCAAGAGTGGAGACGATGCTGACGAGTTTTCAACGGCCTGGAATATGGCCACAACGGAGAGCGACGATGGTTGATCTAGGAAATAACCTCAGCCCGCAGGACGGCGCACCGCCCCCGGCTCGGCGTCAGGGCAAGAACATGGGTCCGCTGCGGGGCCAGAAAACCCAGCGCATCATGGTTGAAGAGAGTTCGGAAATCCCGCCCACAGGCTTGTTTGTCGGCGTCAACGGTTACGGCTACATGATCAAGCCGGGCGTTGTGATCGACGCGCCCATGGCGGTGATCGAGGTGCTCAATAACGCCATCATCACGGTGCCCATCGTGAACCCCGACACCTTGCAGATCACAGGCACGCGCTCACGTCGGCGGTTTTCCTACCGCTCGATGGAAGGTGTGGCGCTCGATTAACTGGAGAACAATGATGCTTCTCGGCGAACTGCTCACAGAGTTGCGGGATAACCAACTCCGCGACAAATCCGATCAGGTCGCCGGGAGCGCGTCCGACCAACTATGGACGGACGACACGTTGATCAGGTATATCAGTCAAGCACAAAGCAAATTTGCGACGTTGACGTCGTGCATACGTGACGCATCGACTCCAGCGGTTTGTCAGCTTAAAGTCGTGCCGTTGACGCCCAGTATCTTTTCGCTGCACCCTAGCGTCATTGCTGTCTTGTCGGCGCGCTATCCTGACGACCACGCGGACCTCGCGCGCACGAGCCACGACGTATTCAACAACTACCACACGCCAGATCGAAGGTTTTACGACAGCGCGTATCTGACGAGCTATACGCCTGGCAAGCCGCTCGCCTACAGCACGGACGAGGGCATGGCTCAGGATGACTATGGCGCGTTTAATACGATGACTTTTCGCACCTACCCCGATGTCGGGGCTGGCTTCGGGGCCACCATCGCGCTGCGTGTGATCCGTCGTCCAATCAACCATCTGAGCACGGCGAACCTGAACGCACGGCTGGAAATCCCCGAGCACTACCACATGGACATTCTCGATTGGGCGGGCTACCTCGCGCTGCGGGGTCCTGATCTCGACGTGGCAGGGGGCGACGGCAAGGGCACCGCCGACAAGTTGAGGGCGAGTTTCATGCAGACCATCAAGGATGCGAAGCGCGACATGCAGCGCCGGATGTTTGCGCCGATGGTCTGGGACTTCGGACGCAACGGCTTTTCTTACGAGAGGGACTGATGGCTCAAGTTCTCAATTTCGATCAGGCGCTCAGCAACGCTCAGGCGGCTCCGGCGTCGCCCGTGGACCCTACCCTGGTCCAGCCGGCGAACTCGGAGTGGATGAACCCGCCCCAGCCCCAAGCCGTGGGTCCTGGCCTGCCCTCGTTCGCGCTGAACATGAAGCCGCCGCCGGCTGCGCCTGTGGGCGACCCCACGCGGTCGGGCCTCTACAACCTTCTGTCGGGCATGAGCAACAACATTGCTGACCCGGCTGCGGGCGAGGTGCCCGGCGTCCCCGTGAACGATCCGACGACGGCGCACCAGAAGAACATCCAGGCGTTGACGACTGCGCCGGGGCCGCTCGACTATCTCGGCAACTTCGTGGCCGGCGACGCCAAAGGCAAGGCTGCGCTCGATGCGCAGGGCCAGACGGCGACGACGATCAACAACAACCCGCACATGCTGGCGTATCTGAACGCCAACCCTGGCGCGGCGGCTCAGGCGGTCGGCAATCCCAAAGTGATCGGTGGGCTCCAGGACGCGTTCGACGCGGCGGTGGCGGCGTCCAAGACGCAGCACCTTTACGACAGCGGCGACGGTCGTGCGTTCACCAAGACGATGACGCCTGAGCAATCAATGCACGTTGCGGCGCAGGCGAAGATCACCGGTGAGGACCCGGCGGCGATCCACGCGGTTGCGCATCATGGCGACTTCACGGACCAGGAGTTCGAGGACGCCACCAAGAACCTTTCGTGGGACCAGATGACCAAGTTGGTTGGTCTTCAGCACTATCTGACGCCTCAGCAACAGTTGGTGCCGGCGTATCTGGGGCAACTCCACTCGCAGTCGCAGGCGGCGGATAAGGCGCTCGCGGACGCGCAGGCGGCGAATATGGCTCCGGCCAAGCTCAAGGAACTCCAGGCGGCGGCGGTCAAGGCCAAGGGCGACCGCGATGCGGTGATCCAAAAGCTGATCGAGGGCCAGAGCGTGATCTACCCGAACTCCGCTATCAGTCAGTGAGGTTAGTTGATGGCTTACGGTGGCCTTCCTGATTTTGGCTCCTACCTAGACAGCGCGCAGGCGGCTCCTGCCCCTCAGGCTCCCGCGCAGGCGGCTCCCCAGGCGTCGGGCACCGGCAACTGGTTGACCGCTGGTCTGGGGTCAGGCTTCTACGGCCAACTCGCCAACATTGGTGGCTTTGGCGAAGCGGCTGCGCGTGCGGTGGGCGCGGACAGCGCGGCGGACAGCGCGGCTGCGTTCGCGGATCGCCAGCGGGCGACAGCGCAGACCTACGCGCGGCCCGACCTAGAGGCTCAACCATGGTACAGCCCCGGCGGCTTCGGCTACCGGCTGGCTCAGATGATCCCCGGCGCGGGCGTCGGCCTGGCGGGCGCTGCGGCTGGCGCGGCGCTGGCCCCCGAAGAGGCGGTTGCTGCGGGCCTTACAGGCATCGGCGGCGTCATCGCGCGCCACGCGGCCCTGACGGGCGCGACGCTGGCGTCCTATCCCGGCGCGGTCGGCGAGGACGTCCAGGCGAGCAAGGAATATAACGGCGATCTGAGCCAAGGCAACGCGGCCAAGGCGCTGGTCGCGGGCGTCCCGCAGGCGGCCCTCCAGGGCATCGTGGCCGGCAAGCTAGAGGGCGCGCTGGCAGGCGACGTTGGCGGTGGGTTCCTCAAGGGCCTCAAGACGCAGGCGATCACTCAGGCGGCTGTCGCCCCGGCGTCGGATTTCATCACCCAGATGATGGGCGATCCCAACCGGCCTATGGGCGACCGTGCGCAACAGTTGGTGGAGGATGCGCTGCAAGGCGGCGTGTTTGGCGCGGCGACCGGCGGCGTCATCCATGCTGGCTCGGCGGCGCTGCACGCCATCGCCAAAATCCCGGTTCAGAACGTCACCAGTGGTAGCTTGTTTGCCACGATCAACGAGTACCTCAACCCTGTCAAGGAATACGCGCCGCCGCCGGCTCCCGCGCAGTTCGAGGGTCCTCAACCAAACCCGGTCGTGTTCGGCAAGAGGCAGTTCCCCTCGTTCCTGGACCGCTCGAACCTGGGCGACCCGACGCGCGACGCTCCCGACATCCAGCCGCAGCTTCCGTTGCAGACGCAACAGGACATCGCGGCGGCCAATCGCAACCGGCCCAAGGGGACGTTGTTCACAGGCGACTTCAACGATCCCACCAGCCCGAACTTCCCGGCGGCGGGCGGTCTGAATGACAACGAGAGCGACGCACTCGGCCCCGTGCGCGAGCCCTCGCCGCAGCTTGAACTGCCCCTGACCCCGCCGGGCCAGGTGCCGGTCGCGAACCCGCAGGTCGTGGGGACCGATCCCACGCCTCAGCCCCCGGCCAAGGGGCCGTCCACCAACCCCGCCGACGCGGCGTTCCCGGCGGCGGGCGGCGTCAACCGCAATGAGCCCGGTCCTGAGCCCCACGGCGAGCCCACGGGACAGCAAGTGTTCACGTTCGCCAAGCCCGGCTCTGAGCCCGTGGCGAACCCGCAGGCGGTCCAGGATGCGCCCACGTCCCAGCCCCCGGTCAAGGGGCCGACTGGAGACGTGCGCAGCCCCGATTTCCCGGCCACCGGCGGCGTAAACCGCAACGAGCCTACCCCCGGCCCCGTCCGCGACGCGACGGCCCAGGGCGACGCTCTGAGCAAGCCTGACGAGATCGCCCCGGCGAACGACAAGTTCGACCAGAGCACGATCCAGTCGGACATGAAGCGCATCCCCTCGCTCAGGGATGCGCAGTTCAAAACGCAGACGGAAGCCGAGACGGCTATTGCGAAAGAGATCACGGATCGCGAGGCCGCCGGCAAGGTCGCGCCCCCGGCGCTGATCCGCATTGCGGATGAGTTGAAAATCCTGACACCCGACAAGGCGCTCAAGCCGGAGTTCTTGCCTGAGGAAGCCAAGCCCGAAGGACCGGACGAGACGCTCGCGGCTGGCCCCCAGGCTCCCGAAGCGCCCCCGCGCGATGCGATCAAGAAAGGCCATCAACCAACCTTTGATCGGCTCCAGGCGTTGCGCGACGCGCTCGGCGACAATCTGAGCGATCCCGACACGTTCGGTCTGGTCAAGAAAGTCACTGACCTCCAGAACGAACTCCAGGACGTGAAGGGCTCGCAGCGCGCGGGCAAGATCAAACAAGAGACGACGGACCTTGAGGGCCAGGTCAGGGCGAAGCAGCGCGATGCGGCGACGCCGCCCCCGACCGATCCCACGGCCATCGCGACCAGCACCAAGGCGAGCCCTGACACCCAGGCGTTCATCGACAAGGCGACGGCGCAGCCTGCACCCACGGGCGAGGCTGCCGTCAAAGCCAAGCGTGCGGGCAAGGCCCCCAAGGCGGCCAAGGCTCCTGTGGACACCCTGCCTGAGGCGGTGCCGGCGGTGAGCGCGCCTGAGCCCGTGGCCAACCCTGACGCGGCCAAGGTGCCGCTGGTGGCCAAGACGGGCGAGGCGGCGGCCAAGGCGCGCAAGGCGGCCAAGCCTGCGCTGTCTCCGCGCGACCAGGTGGTCCAGGCGTTCCTGGATCAATCGGGCGGCAAGACCGATACGTCGGTCGGGCTCACGAAACTGCGTCAGGCGTTGAAGGGCATGACCCGCGATGAGCAGGACGCGGCGCTCGCGCAGATCAGCAAGGGCGACCCCGAACTGACGCTCATGGCGCAGGACAAGCCCAGCTTCGCGAAGCGCGATGCGAGGCCGGGCGATGAGTTCGGCGATCCCAGCAACCCCAGCCATGCGCTCTGGTACGGGCCGAAGGGTCTCAACGTCGGCAACCCTGACGTAGCCAACAATGTTGACACGCCGAAGCAGACGACGACCCCGCGCGCGTCGGCCAAAAAGATCAAAGCGCGCATCAATGATGGCCCCGCCACAGAGGCGATCCAGCGCCAGAAGAACGAGAGCCAGACGATCCAGGCGGTGGAAAGCGAGGTCAAACGCGCCCCCAAGGTGCCCGTCACGCCTGAGATCACGGCGCTGATCGCCAAGACGCGCGCTGCGCTGGAGGCTCTCAAGTCAATGACGCCGCGCAGCATCACCAAGGTGCCCAGCCTTGTGGAGAACGTCGTCGCGCATGAGCGTCAGTTGAACGTGCTGGAAAAGGCTGCGAACGAGGGCGGCTTGGGTGCTCTACGCAATTTCCGGCCCGACCACTTCGATGACAAGCTCTGGACGGACCATGTGGGCCGTATGACGCCTGACGGTGAGGCCGCGCTGGAGGCGCACGCCAACGCAGAGACGGACTTGATTGACGCGATTACCAGGCTGCGCGGCGAGCGGCCCCTAATCCGCTACTCGGTGCAGCCGACGCAGGGCGACGTCAACCTCACGAACGTCATCGCCAAGACGGGCAAGCTGAGCGACGCGCTGGCGCATATCACCCAGAACGATCCATCCCCGGCCAACCGGCTGATGTCCAGCATCCTGGAGCGCCAGGGGCTCGACACGGACATTCGCATGGCCGGCGACGATCAACTGCCCCTGGACACCACGCGAAAGCTTGGAGAAGGTCAGTTGATCGCGGCCTCGCATAACGACGCGCTCAACCGGATCAGCGTTTACGACGGTGCGAACGTCTCGCGCTCGGTGCTGCACGAGGCGATCCACGCGGCGACCGTGCGCGCCCTGGCGGCTGGGTCCCGCGCCGCCAGCGCCATCCGTGAGATATTCGACAACTTGAGCAAGCGTGCCGAGGGCAAGGGCTTCTACGGCATGACCAGCCCTGAGGAAATGGTGGCTGAGGCCGGCTCCAACCCGCAGTTCCAGCAATTCCTCAAGAGCGAGCCGTGGCAGATCAACGGCGTCCGCGACGCGTGGCAGGCGCTCAAGAACAGCATCTTCAAGGCGCTCGGTATGCCTGAGCGCGTGAGGACGGCCTTCGATCAGGTGATGGACAGCACCCAGAAGCTCATGGCGGAGAACCCGACCAAGGCCGCTATCACTGGTGACCGTCCGCTTATGGTTGAGCGTGGTGTGAAGCGTGCGACCGAAATGATCGACGCGGTGGGTAACCAATCGCTGTCGCGGCTCGCGCGCGAGGCGGACGGCGTGCGCACCGGCCTGACCCGTGCGGCGACGGATGGCATCCTGGGCTTCGCTCCCAGCTACGACGTGGGCGAGATACACAACAAGACGGTGCCGACGTTTCGCGACTATGTGAAGTCCGTCAGCTATCTCGATGGTCGCAAAGACACCTACTATAAGACTGCGGCGGCTGCGCTGCACTCGCTGGAGGGCGTGTCGAAGAAAGGCGTGGACCTCATCAACGCGGTGGCGCGGCGCACCTTCCAGGGGCTCGATGGGTCCAAGACGTGGGCGGAGCATCCCGAAGCGATCAGGAGCCATCCGAAGGCTGACGTGCTCAAACAGGAGCACGCGGACGCGCGGACGGAATACAACGAACTGAGCAAAGCTGACGGCGGCAAGGCGCTCAAGGCGTTCAACGACATGCGCGCCGAGTATGCGACCAAATACAGCCTGGGCATGACCCACCAGCTATGGGACTACGCGAGCAACCACGCGCCTGAGTTGCTGACGAACGGGGCCAAGGGTTTCGAGAGCAACCCGTTCTACGACTACGACAAGGCGTTCGCGGTTCACGACAGCCCAAAGCTGGCGCAGGCTTACGCTCAGGCGCGCGAGAGCACGATGCGCGAGACGTTGAAGGCTACGCACTCCGAACTGCGCACCAACATGGACAACCTTGCTGCGCAAGTGAAGGCCGACGATAAAATCCGAAAGGCCATCAAGGATAAAAAGACGATCTCAGGTGCGGAGCTTCCCAAGGAAGTGCGCAAGACGCTCGACAGCGATTACGCGGAGGCGCAGGCGCGCTACAAGCAACTGAACACGCTGCTCAACCAGGTTGACGCCGGCAACAAACAACAGGCTCAGTCGCCTTACGCCCACCTGGGCCGTGAGGGCGAGCACTTTGTTGGCGCGAACCTGGCCAAGGATGATGGGGGCGTCGTCAAAGAGGCCGCCATCGCGGCTCTGCGAAAGGAACTGGGGACGAGCTTCAAGAACGTCGCGATCATGCAGGGCTCAACCAGCGAGGGCTTCTACGCTCGCGTGGGCAGCGAGACGGAGCGGCGCGGGCTGGTGGAGGCGCTGGTCAGGCTGCAAAAGGCCGGTCACATTGACGAGGGCTCGATCACGCGCGGCCTGGCGACCGACAAGCATATGTTCGAGAGCCTGACGCCCGCCACCATGCGCGAGATCGTGGAGCAGGCGAAAGCCAACGTCCCGGAAATCCCGCCGGGCTCCACGGACAAGCAGAAGCAGGCCATCATTGATAGTCACAAGAACAACGTCAACGAACTGATGCGGTCGCTGGTTGAACTGATCCCCAAGACGGGCTTCCAGCGCCTCTATCAATATCGCGAGGGCGTTAACGGCTTCAACGCCGATATGGTCAAGAACTTCCGCTCCGCCGCCGAGAACAATTCGGCGGGCCTGGCGAACCTGACCATGGCGTCGGAGATCGGCGGCAAGCGCAGCGCCATGAACGACCAGGTAAAGGATGTCCACGGCAACCTGAACCTGAGCGAGGGTCAGGTGACGTCTATCGACCAGGCTCACGCTGAGTTGCTGGCGCGGTCGCAGAAGATCAAGACGTACTCGACCACGAGCGCCATGGATGCTTTCCGCAAAGCGTCGCATGTGTTCTCGGTCGGCATGTCGCCGGTCTACGTGATGACCTTGATTGGTCAGATATTCACGAACTCGCTCCCGCAGTTGGGATCGGTCCACGGTTATGTGGAGGGCGCAAGCGCGCTCGGACGAGCGACGAACAAGACGTTCAAGATCACCAGCGCCGTGGCGCGGGGACAGGACGCGGCGACGTTCGGCATGAGGGAGAGCACGCTGCGCGCGGCGGGGCTCGATGACAAGACGATTGCCGATCACATGGAACTCGCCCGGCGTGGTCTCTATGCGCAGGGCTACACTGATAGCGTCAGTGGTCACCAGGTCGGCGGCACGCTGAGTAAGGTGTTCCACTACGCCAACTCGATGGGCCGCTACGCGGAAATGGCCCCGCGCGTCCAGTTGGGCGAGGCCGCGATGGACCTGTTCCAGAAAAAGCCGGTCCCCGGCTTCAAGGACAAATACGATTACGCAGAGCACGTCATCAACGAGGCTCAGTTTGGTTGGGGTGCGTCCACCAACGCTCGCCAGCTAACTCGTGCCGGCGTGTTCGGCGTCATGTCGCCTCTGGTCAACCAATTCATGGGCTTCCAGACGCGCATGACCGCCAAGCTCTATCGTGAGGTGCATGGCGCGGTCGGCGGCGACAAGCAGGCTCAGAAGTGGTTGCTGGGCCACGCTGCGGCGGTGGCGGCGCTGTCGGGCACCCTGGGGCTCCCCATGGTCTCGGTGGCCGCCAGCGTCTACGACAGGCTAGCGGACTGGGCGACCGGCAGCGACGATCATGACGTCATCGCCAGCTACCGCACGTTCCTGGCGCACGCGTTCGGCAAGGACGTGGGCGAGGTGATCGCGCGCGGCGCACCCAGGGCGGTCGGGATCGACTTCGATCACGCGGGCGAGGGCGCCATCGCGCCGGGCTCGTCAACTATCCTGGCCTTGACCGAGAAGCGCAAGCTGGAGGACGCGGAGCGAGATTGGTTGAAGAATATGGGCGGCCACTCGGTCGGCTTCATGTTCCACCTGGCGGCTGCGGCGCGCGACTTCTCGAACGGCGATTATCTGGACGCCACCGAGAAGATGACGCCGGAACTCATCAAGGGTGGCGTGGAGGCGTACCGGCTGAGCGAGCGCGGGTTCGTGGACAAGAACGGCCAGAAGCTCCCGATCACGGCGAGCACGGGGGACATCATGCAGACGGCCATGGGTCTCGATCCGGCGAAAGAGGCCGAATACAACGAGGAACAAAAGACGGCGACCGGCCTGAACCAGATGCGCCAGATCAGGTCGCAGAATATCACGCGCCACCTCCTGCTCGCGCAGAGCCGGGGCGACGGGCCGATGTTCCAAGAATGGGAGCGCGAGGCCACCCAGTTCCAGATGGACCACCCAGGCATGGCCGGTCCTCTCCAAGACTTCGGACGCGAGCTTGCGACGCACGCGCGCTCCGTTGCCACCGCCAAGGGCTTTGGTACACCCTTGGGCGTCAAACCGCGCGACATCGTTGGGCGGGGGATGACGGCGTTCGGCAATTTGCGGAACGACCAGTAACCAGCTACCACAAGGCACCACGGAGGGTTAAAAATGGGAAAGTCGGCATCGCTTGAGACCAGCTTGCTCAAGCTGATTTTCAACGCCACGGCCATCGCCAATCTGGCGGATAACGCGGCTTCGTCGCCTTTGACGAACCTGTATATGTCGCTGCACACGTCGGACCCGACCAGCGCGGGAAACCAGAACAGCAACGAGGCGACCTACACGGGCTACGCCCGCGTGGCGATCACGCGCAACACTTCGGGCTTCACGGTCTCGGCCAACAGTGTTAGCCCGGCGGCCACGATCTCGTTCCCCGCCTGTTCGGGCGGCTCGAACACGATCACCTTCGCGGGCATCGGCACCGCGTCGAGCGGCGCGGGCGTCCTGCTCTATTCGGGCACGATCACCCCGAATATCAGTGTTAGCTCTGGCGTGACACCGCAGCTTACGACGGCCAGCACGATCACCGAAACCTAATCAACCAAGGGGAAAGTCATGAAAGGAAACTTCGCCAAGTCGCTCGCCCGCGTGCTGGTCTACGAGGGCGGCTATTCCAACAACCCCAAGGACCCTGGGGGTGTGACAGACAAAGGCATCACCCAGGGCACCTACAACGCCTGGCTGAGCAAGCGGGGCGAAAGCAGCCGGGCCGTCAAGGGGATCAGCGATGAGGACGTCGCCTCGATCTACAAGACGGAATACTGGGATCGCATCCACGGCGACGAACTCCCTTCGGGCGTGGACTTCTGCATGTTCGACGCCGCCGTCAACTCAGGCGTGGGTGGGTCCACGACCTGGGCGCAGAACGTGGTCAACGTCAACCCAGACGGCTCGATGGGCAACACCACGCTGGAGGCGATCCAGGCCGACGACGCGGAGGACTTCATTCGCGCGTTTTGCTCGCGCCGGCTAGGCACGCTCAAGCGCCTGCGCACCTGGCCCACGTTCGGCAAGGGTTGGTCGGCGCGCATCGCCAACGTCCAAAAGACGGCGCTGGCCATGGCGGCGAGCGCGGACGATCAGGCTCCTGATCCCGTCCTGGTCTCCACGGCAGGGGGCAACTCCAAGGCGCGGATGTCCGACGTGCCAATCAGCAAGACGAGCGCCATCGCCACGCACGCGGCGACCGTGGGCGGCGCTGTCGCCACGGCCACGGCGGCGACCACCCAGAGCCTTGGCGGGATCAGCGACACGTTCGCCTGGATCAAGTATGTCCTGGGCGGCCTGACCATTGTGGGCGCGGTGTCGGGTCTGGTGGTGCTGATCTCCAAGAGCGCGAACGACGCGGCGTCGAACGGCGCGGCGACGGCCAAAGTGGACCCCGACGCTGACGCGGAGTTCGCTACAGTCAAGTCCATGCCCACCCCGGCAGCGGCCCCCGTCACGGCGGCGGCTACGCCTGTCAAGAACGCGGAGGTTAAACCCTGATGGTCGAGGGCATCGTTACCGGCATCATTGCCGGCCTTGGGCACGCGCTGCTCGTCATCCCCTGGCAAATCTGGCTGGGGCTCGTGGTCATCATTGTTGTCGCCATCGCGGTGCTTCGGTTGGTGACCAACCCCCACGTCTCGCTCCCGGCCATCGCCCTCGCGGCGCTGGTCATCATGGTCCTGGCGTTTCGCGCGCACTTCATTGACGAGGGGCGCGCTCAGATGCAGGCCAAGGTTGACGAGGCCAACGCGCAGGTGGCGGCCTACCGTAAAACGAACGGCATGGTTGTGGCCTGCTACAACCAAAACGGCAATACGACCTATCTCTGGGATCGCACCCAGGGCAAATGCCTACGCGCTGACGGCGCTATTCAATAAGGGGATCGTCTGATGGCCTATAAGCTTCCTGATCGTGTCCGCATGTCGATCACGGGCACGCCTGGGACCGGCGACGTCTCGCTCAACGTGGCGACGGCGGGCTTTCAGACGTTCACCAACTCTGGCCTCTTAACAGGGGACACGTTCCCTTATGTGATCGAGGACGGCTCCAACTGGGAGTTGGGCGTCGGCACCTACAACTCCAGCGGCCCCAGCTTCGCTCGAACCACGGTGCGCGCGTCGTCTGGCGGCGGCACGTCCAAGATCACGGCTGGCCCCAGCGCCATCGTCTACTCGGCGATCATGGGCGAGGACGTCGCTGCGCCAACGACGCCTGCGCTGTCGGGGCTGAGCGACGTCGTGATCACCAGCTTGGCTGACGGCCAGGTGCCCACCTGGAGCGCCGCAGACAGCAAGTGGGAGAACAAGACGCCCACGGGCGGCGGCGGTGGTGGGACCGCGCCGACGATTGTGCAGTACGGCGCGTTCACGCAATCCGACGCGCCGTGTGTCATGGGTGCGACGCCAACGGTTGGGAATTTGCTGCTTGCCATCGTGTCGCATTACAGCCAGGGGGCGGTTACGGCTGGCTGGACGGTCATCGACAATTACACGACAGGCGTATCGAACGACTATCTGACGACCTTATACAAGGTTGCGACGTCGGCTGACACGTCGTCCCTCAGCCCTATCTACGCCACGGCGCAGTCAACCACGATCTTTGAAATCAGCGGTGCGTCGGACTTCGGCTCGCACACCGGCCAGCACGACATCACGTCAACCACGCCCAGCTTATCATTGCTGGCTCCCGCGCATACCCTCATCGTAGGTCATTTCAGCACGACCAGCGGCGCGGGCGTGGCCCCGACCAGCATATCAGGAGCTACGCAGGGCACCAGCGCTACGGTGGCCAGCGGCGTCAGCGGGTCTCCACGCACGGCCACGCCGTTCTACTACACGACGACAGCCGTGGGCGGCGTGACGATCACGGCGACCTACGCAACGGCCTCGAACACCAACTACGCTGGTGTCGTGGTGCGAGGCAGCTAACAGAGGTACAGGTATGTCTTTCAAGCTACTCAATCGAGTACGCATGACCCTGCTCGGCACGCCTGGCACGGGGACGTTGACGCTCAACGCGGCTGCGGCTGGGTTCCAGGACTTGCCCACCGCAGGCATGGTTGACGGCGACACATGCGGCTACGTGATTGATGACGGCAACCCCGTGGGCCTCGCGTGGGAGATCGGCACCGGCACCTACCACTCGAATGGGACGTTCGTGCGCAACACCGTGGTCGCATCGAGCGTAGGGGGTACAACCAAGATCAGCGTCACGTCGGCTGGCGTGCTGAGCGCGACGTTTCGTGCTCAAGATTTGACAGCCGTTATTCCGCCTACCCCGGCAGTCGTGCAATACGTTGCTGGTCAGATCACGAGTTCGCCGTTCACGCTCACGCTTCCCAGTGCGCCTACGGCGGGCAACTTGTTGGTGCTGATCGGCAATGGTGGTGGCTACGGCAGCGGTAACGCGTTCGCGGGCGCGGTGTTCGACCAGATCGGCGAGTTGGCCATGGTTGGTCAGTATCAGTGCAATTACGCTCTGAGGCGCGTGCGGTCGGGCGACGGTACGACCTACGCTGTTGGTAGCGTACAGGCGGGCGGCACGCCGCTGCTTAACGTGGTCCTGGTTGAAGTCTCTGGCGTGGACGTATCGAAGTTGTCGCTAGGGCGAGTAAGCCGCGAAAGCATCCAGAACTCAGCACCGCTTTACACGTCAGTCAACGTAGCGTGCAACGTGGGCGAGCTTTGTCTGTTCTTTTGCGCGGGCGACCCACAGACCATATCAGTCACAGGCCCGACGATGGCGTTCTACAATACGCAGACCGTGACCGGCGGCGGCTCTACGCTGACGTTCGGTTATCGCAACGCCACAAGCGATCACGACGGGTTCAACGCAGCCATCGCAGGCGCGGGCGGCGGCGCGCAAGCTGGCGCGATTACACTCGCACTCTCGGGGTTTTGATATGACGATGCGCTGGATGGACGGCCTCGATCTTTATTCGGCCAACACTGATATGGCTTACAACTATGTCAGCAATAATTTCTCAGCAATCACGTTCTACACTACCGGCGGAAGGTTCGGCGGCGTCGGGATCAGCGGCCAGGCGAACTTTAGCGCAGGTGCATATTATCTGAACCGCATCCTGGGCTCGACGGATACCGAGTTGTGGGTCAGCATCGCGGCGAACCTCCAAGCGAGCGGCACGGGCGGCGCGTCGATCCTCGTGGCGCTGGGCGCGGGTGGCAGCGACAATGGCGGCGTCGAACTGAGCCTGCAATATAACAACACCAACGGCACTTGGACGTTCACCAGGCCCAACAACGGCTCCGTCGCGTCTTTCGTTCACGCGGTCGCAGCGGGCTGGCACTGGATCGACTGGCGCGCGAAATACGGCAGCACGACCGGCGAGCTTGAGTTGTGGGTGGACGACGTGCAGATTTACAGCGCCACCGGCCTGAATGTCACGGACCATAGCGGTCTCACAGGCTGGACCGCGATGTATCTCTACGGCAACGGCGGTTGGATACTGGACGACGTGTTCGTCTACACGCCCGGCACGCGTCTGGGCGACAGCCGCATCGAAGCCCTTGTGCCTACCAGCGACGCGTCGCCCAACCAAGGTACGCCCAGCACGGGCACCAGTCATTACGCCGTGGTTGACGACGTGCATATCGACCTCACTGATTATATCACCATGCCCAATACGTCGGGCGACAAGGAAGTGTTCGGCGCAAGCTCGATCACGGGAGCGCCGGTCAACGTGTGGGCGGTTGCCCTCACGCTGGTCAGTCAGAAGTCGGACGCGGGCTCGTTCCAGCTTGAACCGCTGGTGATCTCATCCGGCAGCGAGGCTGGTGGGTCCGCGATGCAACTGCTCACTAGCTGGTCCACGCAGCACTCGATCTTTGAGCAGGACCCACATACGAGCGCCGCGTGGTCCTATGCCGCTGTCAACGCCATGGACATTGGCTTTAAGGTTGCCTGATGACCACCTCAACCGTCTCGACCGTTACAGCGGAGGTTGGCCGCGACGGTGACCCCACCGCGTCGGTAGCCCTCGTCAAGGCTGAGGCGGGCGTCAAGTTCGTCCCCGTCGCCCGCACGGCGGCGGTCAAGGCTGAGGCCGGCATCGTGCCCGTGCCGGTCGGCAAGGTCGCGCTGGTCAAGGTTGAGGTAGGCTACACCAACCGGCCTGAGAACGTCGGCTGGCCGGTCGGCTCGCTCTATGAGCCTGGCGCAGCCGCGCCCATGGCGGTCCTGCCCATCGCGGCCCCGGTCAAGTTCCCGCTGTTCACGCGCCAGGCCGCGTTCTCGATGGCCGGCGGCGACGTCGTGGCGTTCGCGGGGATCGGCGCGACCCAGGGGCAGGCGACTTGGGACGTGCGCGCCTACAGCAACTTCACGGCGATCTCGATCCTGCCCAGCACATTCAGCATGATCGGCGTGGCCACGACCGATCTGCGCGCGGTGCGGACGGGCTCGACGTTCGAGATCGTGGGCGCAGCCCTGACCGACTTTGAGGCGCTGGCGACCCTACCTGCGCATTTCGCCATCACTGGTAGCGCGACTGCGACGTTTATCGCGCCCGCCAAGGCTACGCTGACCGTGGCAGGCGAGGCCGTCATGCGCGTCTACGGGATGGCCTCGATCCCTGCGCGCCTCACAATCGCCTCCAGCGCAGCCGTGAGCTTCACGGGCATGGGCGGCGGCTTGGGTGCCTTCGCGATCACCGGCGCATCGAGCACGAGCTTCGTGGGCAAGGCGCTGGCTCAGGGCTACTGGCGGAGCGACGCGCACGGCCTGGTGGACTTCCGCCCGTCGAGCGCCATCGGGGCCAAGCTGGTCAGCAAAGGGCAGGCCAACGCGTTCTTCGCCAACGGCTCGGCCAAGCCTGCGACGCTCACCAGTGTTGGCGCGTCCGCTGCAACCTTCGTAGGGAACGCCAGGGCCTACACGTTCGGCCTGAACGGCTCCAGCACGGCGGTGTTCTACGGGATCGGCTCAGGGCTGAGCGCCTGGACGGTCACGGGCGCGGCGAGCGTCCAGTTCGCGTCCACGTCGTCCTCTCATGCTTTCATGATTTCAGGATCGGCGACGGCGACGTTCGGCGGCCAGCTTGCGCTCCAGGCGACATTCGCGATCACGGGCGCAACCGACGTCGAGTTCGCCAGTCTGGCGCACGGCCTGGGCGTGCTGCACGCGACCGGCGCGGCGAGCGTCAGCTTCGTGGGCGGCCTACCAATCAAGCAGGCCAAGTTCTCGATGGCGGGCGCATCGAGCGCGGCGTTCTTCACGTCCAGTTCGTTCCAGATCGCGGGCGCGTCGAGCGTGACGTTCGCGTCGAACCTGGCCTGGCTGGCGAACCTGTCGATTACAGGACTGGCCACGGCCAACTTCGACAGCCTGGGCGCGATCACCTCAAAATTCACGATGACCGGCGCGTCGAGCTTCACGGCGACGCCCGCCGTGTCGTTCTCGATGACGGGTGGGTCCACGGTCGCCTTCAAGGGCACCCAGCCGGCGGCAGGCACGCTCAACGCGTCGGGAGGGGCCACGGTGGTCCTGGTGGGCGCAGCGCGGCTCCAGGCCCACGCCACGATGCTGGGGGCCTCCACGGCGGCCTTTGCCGGCGCTGAGGCGGTCCAGGCCGAGTTCGACAGCGCGGGCGCAGCGGACGCGGAGTTCGTCGGCCACACCCTGGCCGCCGGGGTCACGCATTTCGACGGCGCGTCCCAGGTCAGTTTCCAGGGCCGTGGGCTGGCGCGAGGCGCTCTGACCTCCGTTGGGCAGTCCAGCATCGTCTTTGCCACCCAGACGAGGCGCGCTGGCGCGCTGGTCGCCTCTGGCGGGTCGGCGGTCGCCTTCCGTGGCGCAGGGGCGGCGGGGGCGTCGTTCGCCTCCAACGGGGTCGCTACGGTCTCGATGGTCTCGAACCTGGAGGTGCCCTCGATCCTGACGATCACCGGCGGCTCCGCCGCGATGTTCGCAGGCACCGGCGTAGTCTACTCACAGTTCTACATCGTAGGAAAGGGGACGATCAACGCCATCTTCGGAGAAGCTGTAGGCGCGGCGATGGCAAGCGCCGGTTCATCTGACGTTCAGTTCGGATCGAGCGCCATCAAAAAGTCGGTGATGACTGCGCTGGGCTATTCAACCTTCATAGGCTATTCTCAGGTAGGTATGGTATCTAACCCTGGGACTGTTGCGGTGACCTGGAGCGTTGCGACTACGGACGTGACTTTCGGGACAGCCACCACTGATGTAACCCTGGAGCAGCAAGCGTCGGTTTCATCGAGCGTCTCGCGGCAAGCTGCGGTGACAACAAAGTGGGAGTTGTAGGATGTCCTTTGTCCGCAAGAACGCGATCACAGTAACAGCAAGCTTCGCTGCGGACGATGGGACAACGACCCAACCATCGAGCGTAATCTGCGCGCTGGTCTACCCCAACCTGTCAGGTAACCAGCAAACGGAACAGATCACGCTGACCTACGACCCAGTAAACAATATCTGGGTGGGCGTGTGGGACAGCAACGTCGCTGGTCAAGGCGTGGTCTCATGGGTTATATACGGTTCTGGAACTCTACAAGCGGCGGATCAAGGTGACTTTGAAGTCCTCGCGAACAGGGCCAATACATTCTAAGCCCGAATAAGACGAGGATAAGGTCATGGTTTACGATCTCTTGACTGGTCCTCTCAAGGACTGGGTGCCGGCTCTTATTGCAGGCGTGTTTGCCCTTACGGGGATTTGGGTTTCGACGCGGAGCAAACGGGGTGCGGAACTGCGAGGCCGGATGGCTGAGCGCGAACGGGCGGAGAAGCAGGAGGCCACGGCGATGCGCGAGGCCGAGTTGTCGAGCACGGTAAGTCAGAGCCAGGACCTCACCCAACGCTTCCGAACCTTGATGGAGGGCTACGAAAACCGCATCAAGGATATGACCACGGAATTGGCCGTCATGAAGGGCGAGCAGCGGGCGCTCGACAAACTCTATGACGATCACCGAAATATCTGCAATACGTGTCCGCACTATTCGACGCTCAGGAGCCAACATGCCAGCCCCCCCGCCTGACCAGGCACCCCAGGAAACCGAGAGCATTGCGCTCGGTCGGTTCGATGGGCTCAAGAACACGGTCAAGCGGGAGCGTCTGTCGGCGCGCGACCTGGCGCGGGCGGTCAACATCGACCTCGATGACGACGGGCAAATCCACCGTCGTCGGGGAACAACCAAGGTTGCCTCGGGCGAGTTCCATAGCTTGTTCCAGGCCAACAACAGTGTTGCCTATGGCGTGAAGAACGGAGACCTCGGTGTCATCAACCCTGACTACAGCTTTGACCTGCTTCGCATGGGCGTCGGTGGGGATTACAATAATGGCGAGCCTGCGGTCGCCTATGTCCAGGTTGGTTCGTCGATCTACTTCTCATCAACGAGCGCGTCGGGCATTATTGATACGACGACAAATCTTATCGGAGATTGGGGATCATCCCAGGATATATGGCTTTCCCCCGTCGTTAACCCGACAAATACGCTCCCCGAAGTAGGCGGTAAATTGATTGGTCGCCCCCCGCTGGCGACCAGTCTGGCCTACTTCAAGGGGCGCATCTACCTGGCGCAGGGCCGCTCGCTATGGGCGACGGAGCTTTATCTGTATCAGTTCGTGGACAAGACACGGACCTTTTTCACTTACGAGAGTGAGATCGTATTCGTAGGGGCCGTCTCTGACGGCCTCTACATCGGCACCACTGATGGCGTCTACTTCATGTCGGGCGAGTTTCCGCAGCGCCGTGTGAAGATCATGGACAGCCCGGCGGTCCCCGGCTCGCTGGTCTACGTGCCCGGCGAGCTTGCCAATCCTCCGCAGGTCGGCCTACAGGCTGACGAGCCGGCGTCGGTCTCCATCGGGTTCATGACCACGACGGGGTTCTGCGTCGGCAGCGAGGGCGGCCACGCGGTCAACCTGACCGAGAGCCGCGTGTTCTTCCCGAAGGCCCAGCGCGCAGCCACGCTGTTCCGGCGTCAGGATGGGTTCAACCAATACATCATGGTTGCGGACCATGAGGGGTCGCCCGCAGGTAACGCGGCGATTGGTGACTACGTTGACGCGCTCATCGTTCGTGGGCGCGACAAGTGGACGCAAATCACGGAAGGGCTCAATATCTACGATCAGTTCACACCACTCTGGAGGTAACCATGTCCAACTATCAGAAGTTCGTCAACGGCGTTTGGGTCGATGACGTCGATGCGAAAGTCACCGCGCTCAAGTCCAGCCTCAGCATGGGTGGGCATTTCGAGGCCGTGTTGAAGCGCGCCAATGGCGACACCGTTGACGAGTTCGAGTTCGATAACGTCTGCACCCAGCAAGGCTTGATCTCGCTGCTCAACAACCAGTTCACGGGCGCGACGCAGATCACCAACTGGTATCTGGGCCTGTTCCAGAACAACTACACGCCGGTCGGCGGAGACACGGCGTCGAGCTTCCCGACCAGCGCAGGCGAGTTCACGGGCTACGCGGGCGGCGCGCGCCCGGCGTTCCAGCCCACGGCGGCCACGGCCTCGCCCACGATCAACAACTCGTCCGCCGTGGCGACGTTCACGTTCACGGGCGCGGCCACCATCTACGGCGCGTTTCTGACGTCCGTGGCGACGCTGGGGTCGGGGTCGGGCATCCTGTTCTCGGCGGCCCAGTTCGGCGCGTCCAAGAACGTGTCGTCGGGTGATCAGTTGCTCCTGACCTACGCTCTCACCGCCGCGACCGCGTAATGAGCGGCTTCTCGCCCACCGGGGGCGCACCTACGGCAGGTCCCCCCGTACCGGCGGGGAGCGCAGCAATGATCGCGTCGGGGTATTCCTCGGCGCAGTTCTTCAACGGCGCGTCCTACGCATCGGGCGCGCTGTTCTCCGCTGGCGGCTCAGCCATGTCCATGGTTGGTGCAGGCCACACGATCAACACCTTCATCGTCGGGATGAGCGAGGGCTTCGTCGTCGCGAACACGAACCAGATCGGGTTCTCCTACGGGGCCTCGATCACTGATGGGTTCACGTTCGGCGACAGCGGCCCCGTCGATCCCAACGCGCCGCCCACAGGGATCGTCTACCCACTCGCCGGCATCGCCACGCACGTAAGCGACAGCATGACGTTCCACGGCTCGGCCACCTACATCTGGACAGCCGGCGGCTACATCATGGAGAACCTCGTGGCCGGCGACGGGGTGACCGTCCTGGCGCGCACGCACGTCCTGATGACCCAGGCGCTCAAGGTGGCGCAGTCCCAGGTCGTGGGCATGTTGGCCACGCTCAGCGAGCATATCACCCTGACGCCGGCCTTCACGGCGCACCTGGGCTCGTTCATGCTCAACCGCCTGATGGTCTCCGACATCGCATCCGCACAACTAAGATACGCTGTCACGCTCGCGGACACGCTGCACATTGCCGACGTCCTGGCGTGGTTCCTGGGCGGCACGCTCAATGATGGGTTCACCGTGGGCGACGACGCTGAGCGCGCCTACATCGCGGGCGCGGCGATCACCGAGTTCTTCACGGTCGCGCTCGGCCAGACCTACTCGATGGCGTTCCGCATCACGGTCAATGATGGCTTCGAGTTCGAGGCCGACGACATCCTCAAGATGATCTACACTGAGACGATCAGCGAGATCATCGACATCGACGTTTTGTACCAATCACTGGGCGGCAATACGACCGCGTGGGCGATCAACACGCGCACGGGCGCGGTGACCGAGTACCAGGGTTGGAACTTCAACAGCTTCGTTCAGTTCGGCAACAAATATGTGGCTGCTGCAAAAGACGGATTATATGAACTGAACGGACCCACTGACAACGGGCTGAATGTAATCGCGGACATCATGGGCGGGTTCTTGCAGCCGGCTGGCCCACACTTGTCTGGTCTCAAGGGCGTCTATCTCGGTCAGACGGGCCAGGGCTACTGGCTGCTCAAGATCGAGACGGGCGATGGACGCGAGTATGTCTACCAGCGCCTCTCCAACCCGGCGATGATGACAACCAAGTTCACCATCGGCAAGGGGATCAACGCCCGCTACATCGGCTGGGAACTCATCAACGTCGAAGGCCAGGACTTCGACATCGACACGATTGAGTTCGTGCCGATGATTAGGGCGAGGCGCATCTGAATGTCTTACGGCGCTCCATCTGGCGAGCCCCAGGGAGGCGGCGACGAACCGCCCCGGCCCATGGTCATCCGCGAACAGATCAATGCATCCAAGCTGTTCTTTCAGGGCAAGGACCAGGGCCAGATCGTGGACATCGCCCAGCGCATCATATCGCGCCGCTGGGGCGACATAAGCCAGTTCATCAACGCCCAGCGCCAGCAAGGGATCGTCCTGCCCGCCAACTACAAATCCGTCAGCTACCCAGACATGGACCTGGAGTACACTCGGATCGGCAAGCAGGAAACGCTGAACATGATGATCTATCCTGAGCAAGAAAGCTCGGAAGAGAAGCAGGGCCACAACTACGTCAACGTCAATTACGACGGCTACGTGGCATGGGTCCACTGGCAACAGCGCGAGTTAATCAATGGCGTCCCCTACGTGGTTGGTCCGTTCGACATCTTCCTGAACGACTATCTCCTGATCGAGAAGTTCGTGCCTCGGAACCCATGCGGCGCTTACGTCGTGCTGTTCGGCAAGACGGCGCTGCTCTGCGAGAGCTACCAGGACGACGACGGGCGCACCAATAACAAGCTGATCCAGTCCAACCCGCGTGACACAATCCCTGCGGTGCAGCCGCGTGGCGGCTGGGGTTTCTACCCCAACGGTTCGTCGCCTACGGGCGTGCCGCAGAACAACGTCACCAAACAACTAGGGTACTGGATTTTCGACAATACGAACCCCCTGAGCCCGACTGATTATATCGGCGGGCAGGGTTACTATCAGACATGGGACGAGCTTACACAGAACACAGGTGTCATTGTGTTCTCGGAAGGGCTCTGGTTCGAGACGGCTGAGGACTGCCCGATCCAGTATCAGGGCGGCAACACGCTCTCCTGGCAGGTGAGCCCCACGGGCGTCTCCGGCGAGGTGCGTGTGGCGGGCTTCGGCATCGCGGAGTTCTACAATCGCACCAATTTCCGCAATGTCACTCAATCCTGGGTAAGCAGTCTGCCTACGACCGACGACACGCTGGCGATCAATGATAGTCCGATCATCTGGCTGAGCGGCTACAATGAGGGCGGGTTCTGGAACGGATCGCGCATTGACTTCGATCTGACGCCGGGCGACGACGACACGGCGTCCAATATCCACGGGTCGGTTAGCGACCATTCCGACGTCCCCCCTAACGGGGGGCCGGGCCTCAGCGATGACGAGACGGCGAAGCTCAACCAGTGGCGCAGCGAAGTCATGGCGCTGGCCAACGCATACAACATTTCGCTGATCCCGCTCTACCAGGCGTTCAACAATTACTGGAACACGCCTGATAATCTCAAGCTGCTCAACCAGGCGAACAACATCGAGGGCTTCTGGCTGGCGTCCACCGACGCCAACGGCAACAAGCTTCCCAGCGTGCAGGACGATTACGCGCACGCGCCAGGCGTGGGTCATATCGAGGTCTATGGGCCGGTCCAGCAATATCTCTGGAACTGGAACGCCAACTATAACACTGATGGTCATGCGGCGACGCAGGGCATCGCGCGCTGGTTCGCCTCGTTCAATCTCGTGACGCAGATGGTGGACTTCGTTGATACGGGGAGCAACCCTGGGATCGACTTCTCCAACTCACCCACAGGGTCGTTCCAGTCGGTGACTGAGTTCTTCGCGTTCTGCGACGCCTACGTGAAGAGCCCCACGAACCCGATCAAGGTCAAGCAGATGCAGTACGACCAGATCGCGATTGACCACCCACCGCCGGTATATCCCTTGCGCCCGAAGGTGGGTAAAGACTACACCGTGTTCTCGTATCGGACGATCACCATTGATGGTGATAATTGGTCCTATCCAGCTAAGTTCTCAAAAGGATAACCAGCCATGGGTCAGATTTACACCGAGACCGGCAACCCCATCTTTGGCTCGGCCCCCGCCATGTTCGCGCTGGGCCAACAGCTTGTGAGCACGACGCAGGCATATGTGGACAAGCTCATCCTCCAGGGCAACCTCTACAATCCTATCACGATCACGGCGACGTTCCCCACGCTCAACGCGCCGCCGCAGATCACGGAGCCGGCGACGCCAGCCCTCCAGGAGGTCGTGTGGAACACGCCCGGCGCTCCAGCCGCGTTCACGATCTTGCCGCCCGATCTGACGAGCCTGTTCCCGCAAGCGTTCGATGGCGTCGCGCCAGTCCTCAACTTTGGGTCCTTGCCGCAGCCCTCGTTTGGCGCGATCCCGCCCTCGCCCGCCGTCGATCTCAATTTCACCTACCCCGACGCCACGGTCAATCTGCCTACCGCGCCAACACTGATGACCCTGGACACGATCTCGTTCCAGGATTTCGTCGTGCCTGATTTCGAGGGAACCGTGCCCGTGTTCGGTCTGGTGGCACCCACGCCCATCAACTATGTGGAGGGTGCGCGCTATACGTCCCAACTGTTGACGGACGTGACCAACTCGCTCCAGAGCGCGCTGACCGATGGCACCGACACGGGCCTGGACGCGCAGACGCAGCAAGCCATGAGCGACGCCGCCTATGAGCGGGAACTGAGGGCCAACGGCAATGCGATCACGGAACTCGAACGTATGGAGGCGCTGGGCTATGCGTTCCCGCCTGGGGTGTACCTGGACGCGCGCATCAAAATACAGACAGAGACGGCATATACGCTATCGGGGTTGAGCCGCGAAATCTACGTGAAGCAGGCCGAGCTTCGCCTGGAGAACGTCATGAAGTCCCGTGAGCTTGCGATCTCGCTTGAGAGCAAGTGGATGGATTATATCAACCAAGTCTACACTCGGTTGTTCGAGGCGGCCAAGTACCAGACCGAGGCACAGATTTCGGTCTACAACGCCCAGGTCCAAAGCTACGTCGCCCAGGTCGAAGGCTTCAAAGCGACGATCCAGGTCTACGACGCCTACATCCGTGGGATCGAGGCGCGCATCGCCGTGCTCAAGGCGCACGTCGAGTTCGAGACGGCCAAGGTGCAGATCAACACGGCGCTGGTTGAGCAGTACCGCGCGCAAATCCAGGCCGCCATGTCGGTGCTGGAGATCGCCAAGATACAGGTCGAGATCATCCAGACGCGCGCCAGCGTGGAGAAAACCAAAGTCGATATTTTCGGCGCGCAGGTGCAGGCGTTCGTCGCCACGGTCAATGCCTACACGGCGGAGGTCGAAGGCTACAAGGCCAACGCTGAGGCGCAGGGGGCCATCGAGGGCGTCTACAAGACGCAGGTGGAGGCGTACTCGGCCCTCGTGCAGGCCGGCACCGCGCAGGCCAACGCGCGCGTGGAGGGCTTCAAGGCTCAGGTCCAGGGCTACGAGGCCACGCTGGATGGGTACAAGGCGGAACTCCAGGCCATGGTCGAACAGGCCCGCGCGGCGTCGGAGTTCAACCAAGCTGTCACCGCCGAGTATTCGGCGCTGGTAGGTGCGACGTCGGCCTACAACCAGGCGCTTACAGCGCAATGGCAGGCGATCATCAACGAGCAAATCCAGGTGGCCGAGATCGGCGTCAAGGCGGCGGAAGCCAACGCGCAAATCCAGATCAGCCAGCGGCAGATCACCATTGACGCGATCAAGGCTGCGGCCACTGTACTTAGCCAGCTTGGCGCTGCGGCTCTAAATGCGATACACTTCGCCAACACCTCGAACTGGAACTCAAGCGACAGCGTGTCTACCAGCGTAGCGACGTCCACGAGCACCAGCACGGGATCGAACAAGAACACGAACTACAACTATAGCAGTTCCGTTTCGGCTTAAGGAGATCAATGATGGCTGACGGTGAAGCACCAGAAGGTTTCGACGCGCGGTTTAGCCGCAAGCTTGGGATCGACCAGCAAGAGGCGGACGCCAGGTCTAAGCTGGAGAACGCTCAGGCCGCGAGCGTCACGGCCAGGTCGCCGTTCGAGAACGCGCTGACGGCGGCGCAGACCGCCTCCACGAACGCTACCGCCGGCACCATCGCCCCGCTGGCCGACGCCAGCATCCAGAACACCCAGGCGGGGATCGGCGAGGCGCGGGCGCGCAGCGGCCTCTATGGGGCGCAGACGACGGGCCTGTTGCAGGGCCAGGCTCCCATCGGCGTCTTGGGTTCCCGCTACTTCCGTGACGTCCTCCAGCGCGGGGGCTCGACGTTCGCGCCGTCGCCGGCTGGCGGCGCGTCGGGCGTCTCGGCCGATCCATCGCCCTTCCAGACCGGCGGCTCGGCGGCGGGCTTCAACCTGACGCCGCGCGCGCCCTCGCAGTATTCGCCCGATCTATCGCCGTTGAGCAACAGCGACATTACGATTTCGGGCGCGGGCAGCGGCAGCTACGACGTCAACGGTAACTACATTCCGGGACACGCAGAGGGAACGAGCATGGTCATGAAGCCCAAGAAATTCGCGATGGGGACGTCGAGCGTTCCCGCGCCAGGCCAGACGGTCACGAACGGATCGTGGACCGGCCCGGTCACGGGGACGCCGGCCCCGGCCCCCCTCCCGCCGACGCCGCTCACGGGCAGCGATCTGCGCGCCAGGCTCGGCCTGGGGGTCAAGGCTTACGCCAAAGGCACCAGCCGCGTGCCGATGCGGGGGCGTGGTGCCCCGATGATGGCCGGCAGCGCGCAAACACCCATGGACCCAGCGATGGCCCCTGGCGGCCTTCCTGGCCTATCTGGGATGCTCCAGGCCGCCATGGGCGCGAGCAAGGTCCCCGGTCGGGGGTCGGGCAAGGTCGATACGGTCCACGCCATGCTGGCCCCCGGCGAGGCCGTCGTGAACAAGGCCGGCGTGAAGCATATCCCCGGTGGGCGGCCCGCCATCGCCAAGGCCAACGCCAAGGGCGTGGCGGAAATGAAAGGCACGCCAGGCGGAGCGCCCAAGCCGGGGGCCAAGAAAGTCGCCCCGCCCCCGCCGCGCTCGATGGGTCACTTTCAGCCGGGGCCGCCGCCCCAGCAAGTCAACACTGGTAGCAAGGCGGCTAGGTAGTCTTAAGCCCCTTCGCCAGCTTGTGGGCCATATCCACGATGTAACAGGTTGACCGCAACGTCTCTTCGCCCGGCACCCCTTTCGTTAGGGTTCGCCGGGTGATTTGTTTGATGAGCCCGTTCTGCTCGCAGAACGTGACGATGCGGTTCGCGTTGTGGCCATACTTGGTGCAGTATTCGGCGAACCGATCCGCGCGCAGCCAGACCTCTTTCGTGGAGACGTCGTAGCGGGCGGAGAGCGCGCCGAACGGCATACGGAACTTGCCGCCGATGTTGCCGCCGTTGTCGAGTTCGATCACCAGCGTCTCACCATGGATGGCGTTGATGTAGTTGGCCAGGATTTCGTGGGGCATCGTGCGCAACTGCTCGCCCTTGACGCGATCCCGCATCTTGGGCAACAGATAGTCGCCCAACCATTCCTCCAACTGGTCCATGTCGTAAGGATGCAATCCCAGTCGAAACGCAAGACGCCCAGCCGTCAGCGCCGAAGCAATGCCCGCCGAGTAGAAACGCTCGTGCGGCGCGATCCCAAACTTGAGGTCGATCCGCTCCTGCTCTGCGCGCAGCTTGGCGTCTACGACCGACAGGCTCGGCACGATCTTGCTCATGAACTCAGGCCCTATGTGGCCAAAGTTCTGGCGCAGGCCGAGAAGGAAGCGGTCGGCCTCCCCCTTCGTGTGGACCAGAGCTACCTGATCGAATGGGACCTCAAGGACGCGGATCGTCCCCGCCTGACCTGCCACGCTGTTGGTGTTGATGACCTGATGCAGCGATGAGTTCGAGGTGACGCCGTAGATCGTGGACTTGAGGCCGCCCCGGTTCTTGCGCTGGCGGCTGTCCTGGGTCAGCCTGATCTTGCCGCCCGGCTGATTGACGGACATGACCAGTGCGCGCAGGTCGGTGGGGTCGAGCAGCGTCACCTCATCAATGAAGATCGGCAAGTTCTGGAGAGCCATAATCATGTCGTCGCGCGCCTTGACGGTCGCGCCTTCGGGCGTACCATTGATGACATACTTTTTGTAGTCGCCCCAGAACGACGCGCCCAGATAGATCGACGTCGATTTCGAGGTGCCGGTCTCGCCCACGGCGGCGACGATCAGGCCGTGCTCGCCCGTGGCGCGCAGGAGCGGCGAGCCCAGGCTGCACATGGCCATGAACTTGTGGGGCATGTAGCTGTCGCGATTGTAGAAGTCCAAGAGCGCGATCTGGTCCTGGAGCGTGCCGCGCTGCTTGATGATGGCCTTGATGAAATCCGTGTGGCTGGACATCGTGCAGTCCACGGGGCCTTTCTTGTTGACGTCGTAGGCGATGGTGTTGAGCACGAACCGGACGGGCTCGCCCGTATCGAGGGCTGGGTCCTCTTCGTTGTAGACCCAACCAAGGTGGTCATACATCGCTTGAGACTGGACGTGGTTCTGGAGGTCCTTGAGATAGTGCAGCATGAAACGCCTCACCAGTGTTACGTCGTTTGCGTGGGGTACGAAAATCATCTGGTCGAGAAGCGCCTGCATGAAGGCCGGCGGCGACAGGAACGATGACGACATGATCGTGAACGTGCGCTGGCCCGTGTGCGGTATGTCCACCACCCAGCGGGAGAACCCAGGCTCGCTGGCCGTGCCCTCGAACTGCTCAATCGGAAAGAGCTTGTAGGCGAGGAACTGAACAACCTTGGTGGCGTTAGGGTTCTGCGGGTCCTGTTGATTAATCCCGCATCCGGTCGGAGAAGTCTGGAACGGGAGCGAGACGCGGCAGACCTCAACCTTGGCCAGCTTGGGCTGCGCCGCCGCGAGGGCTGCGGAGATCGTCGGCGGCACGGACTGGGCCGCCCAGACCTTGTTGGCGATGTCGAGCGGGTTGCGCCCCAGGCCCGCGTGCGGGCACCGCTGGCAGGCGTCGCCGCCGACGCTCAGGTTGATCTTGGCGCAGGACGGCGGCCCCTTGTCCGTCCACTGGTCCATCTTGCCCTGCGTCTCTTCCTCATCGTAGCGTGGGTCCCCGCTGGAGATCGCGTGACAGAGCGCAGGGCCGTCCTCAGCGTGCATGAGCAGGCCCAGGCCGGCGTAATAGTGCGGCTCGGCCACGACGCCGTTGTTGTCGCGGAAGGTCCGCATGTGCTCGCAGACCTCGAACACTTCCTCGCTGGGCGTCAACCGTCCGTTGAACTCGACGCCCATGTTGCCGACGCCGCCACCTACTCTCGGAGCGAGGGGCATGTAGGCGGACCCAGCCAGCGTGGCGAACTGGGCGATCAGTTCGTCGGTGGGCGTGACGACGCCAACGCGCATGACCAGAACCTTGCGCTGAATGTCTTTCTTGTAGTTGATTGTTCCTGGTACGCGGAGAACGGAAGCTTGGTCAGTTGTGCGCATCGGGTCAAAGAGAAGCCCCACGCCCTCAGCGATATGTCTGAGCTTGTCGGCAGCTTTACGCCACTCCAAACTCGGAAGCGGCTCATCAATGATCCAGTAGACATGCAGGCCGCCTCCAGATGAGACCACGTAGGGATCGGGCAGGGCCGTGTGGAACAGGAACCTGTCGAGACCGTTCCATGCGTCTTGCGCCGTCGCATACTTACGAGGCTTGCCCGGCTCGTTCGGGCCGACGTCGAGATCGAAAAAGAACGCCTTGCCCTCGCGCATATTGTCGTGGTTGCGCCGGGTCTGCATCTTCCCCGTCTTGGGGTTCATGGCGCGAGCTACAACCAACGCGTGGACGCAAAAGAACACATGCTTTTTCTCGGAGAAGCACATGCCCTGCGCGCCCGCGATGGCGTCGTCTATGTCATCATAGGCGCGGTGGGCGAAAACTTCGGACCCATCCTTGGTAACCCATGGCGTCGCTAAGCAGTAGGGGCCGGTCGATGGCCAGACAAGCTCCATAAACTCTTTGGTTGAGATCAGCGACGCCATGGTTGGTCAGCCTTGTGCCGTGCGGGGTGCGAGGGTGGTGGAGCGGATCGAGGCGAACTCGTCCTCGGACGTGTCGCCGTCCGACTTGAGCGCCTTGATGTTGGCGCGGGCCGACGCCTCGAACTCGGCGAGGGCTGCGGGGTCCATCGACTTGCGCACCGCGTCGGTGCCGGCGGCGGCGACCAGGGCCTCGATTGCTGTCACCTTGCGGGTGGTTTCATCGTCGTTCGACGGGGGCGGCGAAGCAAGCTTGCCCGTCAATACTTCCGCAAAGTCGCGGTCGTCGCGGATTGACTTGTGTTCGATCCCGTCCAGGATGATTAGGGAGCAAGCGATGACGTGGAGCAGGTGGTGTTCCTTACTCTCTACGTCCATGTCCTCGCCGCCTTCGTACCACTCCACCAGATGACGAAAGATCGCATCGTAATAGGTGGACATACGAACCGGCTGGAGCCGCCAATTCTTCGTGCCGTACTTCTCGGCCCCCAGTTTATGGACTTTGGCCAGTCGAAGCATGAGCCGCATGGGGATTTTACTAACGCAATCCTTTTCCCGCCCCAAGTATTCCTTAGGGTTTTCCGTGTTGGTCTGGTCTGACATTGTGCGGATACCTTGAGTGAAAACGCCCCCACCTAAAAGGTGAGGGCGCAAGCTACACTAAGTCACGAGAATGTTAAACGGGCGGCGATCACCAGTCCTCGATGATGTCCGAGACCTCCGCCGACATCGCCGCCGGCTTGGCCGCCGGGGTGCCCTTGGGTGCGACAGGCTTGCCCGTGGAGACCTTGCCCGCCGTGGCGACGGGTTTGGCCGGGGTCGCCGTGGTGACGGCCTTGGGTGCCTTCGGCGGGGCCACCACGACCGTGCCGTCGCCGTCATCGTCCTCGGCAGGGGCCGCCTTGCGAACCTTGGCCGCCTTGGCGGCGGCCTCGGTCTCGGCTTTCTTGCGGGCGGCGATCTTGGCCCTGAGCGCAGCGGCTTTCTCTTCCGCCTCGCGCACGGCTTTCTCTTCGTCGTCCTCTTCCTCAGCCCCTTCAACCAACTCGGTCACGTCGGTCGCGTCGGTCGCGTCCTCGCCGCCCTCGGTGACGACCTCGCCCTCCGTGCCATCCTCTTCGGTCCCGTCCTCTTCGGGCTCGACGGGAGCCGGCGCAGGCTTGCTGGCCGGCTTCGTCGTCGCGGGCTTGCCCACCGCCGGCTTCGTCGTCGCCAGCTTGGCCGCCGCAGGCTTGGCCGCCGCAGGCTTCCCTCCCTTGGGTCCCGCGACTTCCGCATCCTCGGTGGGCGTGGACCCAGACGGGTCGCCCTCGAACACGGGGTTGATGAGGTCGGCGACTTCGGCGCTATCCTTGATAGCGGCGACTTCCTCCAGTTCTTCCTCGTTCAACCACTGGGAGTTCGAGAACAACAGCTTGGGGTAGGCCGCCGCCGGATCGAACTTGACCTTGGTGACCAGCGACGCCGAGTGGTTGACGCCACGAGCGCGGAGCATGTCGCGGTACTGGTCGAACGCGTACCAGCCCTTGTCCTCCTGCTCTTTGTTGCGGGCGTCGTAGATCGACGTGATGGCGAGCCGCAGGCGCAGGGGCGGCACCTCCAGCTTGCGGAACAACTGCACGGCGACATACAGGTGCTCGGCGCACGCCTTGGTTTCCTTGCCTTCATCGCTGACCTTGGAGCCCTTGACCGACATTGGGCAGGTCGCGCACTTGGCGCTCTGCTTCTCGGCCACGGCCTCGTCAGGCACGCGCCCATCGGCGGACCAGCACGTCGGGGCCTTGGGCTTGCTGTCATCGAACCCACCCTCGTAGAAGGCGCGGCCCCGGCGGGGCGCGAAGTCCAGGATGATGAGCGGGATGACGGTGCGGGGTTCCTCGTCCCCGTTCTCGTCACGCTTCATGAGGACCGTCTTGGTCCCGTTGACGGCGACGGTGAACACCTTGCCCTTGTAGGTCAGGGTGTTGCCGTTCGCCCGCGCCTTGATGTTGCTCTGGGCCTCGTTGAACGCGGCGATATGCGCGGGGACCTGAGCGGGATCAAACATGGCGACTGCGTTTTCATTCTTCGGCATCTGCTATTCCTTTGGTTGATGGTGCTTTCTTGATGATGGCCTTAAACGACTTCATCACTGATACGCCTGGGGGTAGCTCCTGGTCGTTTTCCTCCATGTAGGTTTCGATGAACGTCTTTTTGATGCGCCGTTCGAGCGCCTCAAAATTGTTGGTCTCTACGACCCACGCGTAGAACGCGTCCCAGTCGGAGCCCGTGGGGATGATGGTGCGCGTCTTGACCGCGATACCAGCCTCGCCGCGCAGGCTCTTGAGCTTCGACTTGTTCATGCGGTTCAGAAGCTCGGCACTGAGCCGGTCGAGCTTCGCGTCGTACTCCGCTACGATGGCGTCAGACGCCTTGACGTAGGCTTGCTTCTCGTTTCGGATTTTCAAGTAGGCAGCAATGATGCGCCCACTCTCGATCTCAGCCATCATTGCATCCTTACGTTATGGCCTGCTTGTAAAGCTTCAATATATTATCTTGTGTTATCCCCTTTAAGTCAACTGCCCCATAGATCGCCTTTTCCAGCGGGTGCGCCGACATGCGAACGATGGTCATGTTCCGCGTCTGGCCGGTGCGGTTGTTCCGCTCGATCACCTGGCGGTATTGGTCAGCCGAATAGATCGGCGCGTAGAAGATCGTCATGTCGGCTTCCACGAGGTTGAGCCCGTGGGACATGACGCGCGGGTGGCATAGCAGAATGTGCGGATCGGCGGAAGTCTTGAAGTTGTGAACGTGAAGCTCACGAACCTTGGGGGAGACATCCCCGTTCAACACCGCGACCGATTGGCCATCCTTGATGAGGTCCTGTTCCAGGTGCCGGATAATCCCCTTGAACGGAACAATGATGATAACCTTGGCCGCAGCCATGCCGATCACCTTGAGCAGTTCATCCCGGCGCGGGGCGTAGTCGATGGGCACATACTTGCCGGTGTCTGGGTCCTTGATGACGCCACAGAGGATTTGGCGAAGCTTGTTCACCTGGTCCGCCGCGTTCACCGCGTCGATCTGCTCGCCGCTGGCCCAGCGCATCGACATTTCGTCCTTCATGGCGCTGTAGGCGGTCACCTGCGCCTTCGACAGTCCGCACTCGCGCTTGACCGTCACGACCGGCGGCAGGTCCAAACAGTCGGCCTTGGCGAACCTGACCGCCGGCTGCATGGCGGCGAACACCAGGTCCTCCGACCCACGCTTGGGAGCCCACTTGAAGCTACTTACCTGGAGCATCGTCTGGCGCTTGAACGTCCCATAGTGCGACGGCACCGCCGTGGGGTTGATGATGCGCGACATCGCCCAGGCGTCGGTCGGGCCGTTCGGATTGGGCGTACCAGTGATGGCCCAGAAGCGCGGCTTGTGCTCGACGGCCCAGCGCAGATATTTGTAGCGCCGGGTGCCTGGGTTCCGAAAGTCGCTGGCCTCATCAAGGATGATGAGGTCGATGTCCTTGCGCCGCTTGACGAGCCGCGCCACGTCCTCCAGGCCGATGGCGTCGTGGTTGATGATGTAGAAATCGGCGTCGATGTCGAACTGATGCGCGCGCTTGTCGGAGGACCCACGCACCACGGCGCAGTTGCGGTGCATGAGGATGTTGAAGATGTCGCTCTTCCAGACGGCGTTCATGGTGGACATCGGAGCAACGATGAGCGCGCGCTTCACGAGGCCCTTGGTCATGAGATAGTCGGCGGCCCAGAGCGTGGCGTAGGTTTTGCCCGTGCCCATTTCAGACAGGTTGAAGCACTTAGGATACATCGTCATGGCGTCGGCCATGACTTCCTGATGGTCGAACGGCTGGAACTTGCCCGGCCAATCATAGTCCGTCCTGATCGGCGACGGGACCTCGTAGCCTAGATTGCGTAGCACCAAGGTGGTCTCGATGCTATGCTTGATGACGATGTTCCCCTGCGGCACCGAACACAACCGGCTCTCGGTCGGGAGCAGGTTTCGGATATAGAGAGGGTCCTGGACCTGCATGACCAGCTTGTGTGTCGGCGTGATAAACATTATCTGCCCTGCGCCTCGTCCTTGGCCTTCATTTCCATCGCCAGGTCCCACGCTTTCTGCGCGAGAGTGGCGAGTTTCGTGATTGCGCACGCCTGCGTGATAGCGGCGAGAGCGAGCACGTTCTCAACCGGTAAGTCTAAACCGCCGTCCGCGTTCGCCTCAGTAGGGTGAGGCGTCAAGTTTAGAGTTTCCAGTGTTTGTTTGGTAAGAGTGATCTTCAATTTAATCTCCCATCTGTTGGTTGGTAGGGGTTACCCTGGGCGTATCGCCGCGCCACGATGTTGTAGAGCGACGACACGCAGACATCGCAGATTGCGTTGTCCTGTTCGGGGTTGACGAACATTATCTCCCGTTCCTCACGGGGGGATTTGCAAAAATCGCAACGGGGAGCCGGCCCCCCGTCCACTTTATCCTGACCCATTTGGCGACGACCTGGTAGCTGGCGGGATGGAAGTTGGAACGCGTGCAGGGGCCGGCGCAGCGATACCGCACCGTGCGGTCCCCGTAGCGCCGGGCCACCGCCCTGACCGCAGCATAGCCTGGATTGATCGGGGCGGGAAGTATCCAGACGATGACGTCGGCGTCCACCTTGGCGCGCACCGCGCCGACGCAGCCGCCTCCATCATTGATCCCAGCGGAGATCACCGCGCCGTCATAGTGGCCGCCGGGGACCAGAGCAATGATGGCGCAGGAGCCAGCCCCGACCTTGGCGTGGGTCTCGACGCCCAGCGCCTTGCCTGTGCCGGCGGCGATGCTATCGCCGATGGCCACCTCGTTGGCGAAGCAACTAGCCGCCAAGATCACGAGCGCCCAGAACACCACGACCAGGAATAGGAACGTGACAAATCCTTTGTTCATTGGTTAGGCTCCATCAATGCTGGGTATTGAGTAAGCTCGGCGATCTGGTTGAGCAGTTCGCCGCCGATCTCGATGGGGACCTCCAAATGCATGGCCTGGAGTTTGGCCGCGTCCTCGAACAGGAGAAGAAACTTCTCCAGCGCGAATAGGTTGGTCTCGTTGACGACGAACGCAAAGTGGTTCGCCGCCTTGACTGAGTTCAGGAACCCAAGCTGGAGGGCCGTGGGTCCTTTCTTGCCGTGGCTGGTCCCCAGGTGCTTGGTCTCGATGACCATGAACACGCCGGGCCGCACGGCCATCATGTCCGCGATCCCGTTTGTCCCAAAGGGCGTCGCCGGGTTGGACCACCAGAACCAACCATACTTATCCAGAAGCGCCTGCACCTGTGGCTTGACGGCGTTCTGTTCGTTTTTCGTCTTGGGGAATTTCATTGGCCTTGCTCCAAATTATCATTGTTGTGCCGTGACCGTACCAGTTGGCATCTTCTGGCCCGACATCCATGGAGAGCCCGTTGTCGCTGGCGAACTTGCGCCAGTGAGACAAATAAGGCTCGACGCCATTGTAAGGGAACGTCACGATGGCGGCTGGGACGCGTCCCTGAACGAAGAACCATGTATGGTCAAGCCCAGGAGGGTCAGGGTCTATCTTGCTTCCCCACCCATCGAGCTTGATTGGGCGGCCCACAAGTGAGTACCAACCAAAGCTCCCATAGTTGCTCTTGAGCTTCCAGCCTCTCGCCTTTCCGTAGGCGATGGCGCGCTTGCGCTTCTCGTCAGGTGTCCTCATATCCTCTTGAACCTCTCAAGGAAGTTGGGTAGGCGGCGCACCCAGAACGTGCCGTCCCCGGCGTCATAGCCGACAACATGCTGGAGCGTCATTTCATCGTAGCCGACGCGCACGATGGTGTAGAGGTCGCCGTCAACGTGCTGCCACGTTTCGCCAGCCTCAGGCGCTCCAGCGGGGATCGGAGCGGGCTTGATGCGTCCTAGTTTCATCCGTACCTCTTGATCGTCTCGGCGCGGATTGCGCGGAGTTTGTCTCGCCGCCGTTGATAGTCCAGCTTGCGGCACTCTCTGCACTGGACCTGACCGCTTTTCTGGACGATGAGGACCGCGTTAGGAAGGGTCAGGTCGTGGCCACTAGGGCAGGTTTTACGCATGACGCTTTCTCCAGATCAACTAAGCGCCTGCGGCGCAACTCGCGCCGCTCGGCCATGTCTTTCGCCACCAGCACTGATGACGCCTCGATTTCGTAAGCCGCCCAACCATAATCGTCAGTACCCATGACGATGATGAACTTCCGGTTGACCGGCGTGCAGGCGTTGTAGTTCTCTCTCATGGCTTAGCCGTGTAGTTGTTGCGGTCGGCGAACACCGCGAGCGCGCCCTGACAAGACTTAAGCAGGTGCATATCGAATATCGTCAGCTTGGGTGCTGTCTCCGCTGTCGGTTCGTAATACTGGTTGAAACGCTTTGCCCGCTTCACTTGACGGGCGACGCTGGATGGTGACTGACCAATCAACTTTGCGATTTTAACAATAGGCATTTGATCGTGCAGTCGCAAGATCGCCAAACTCTTCACACGAGTTTGCTCATACATCTTGGTGTAGTTAGGTGGCTCAGGCCGGTCAATCTTAGGTAGATCGTCCTGACTGATGGTCCTACCGCAACCCACATACCACCAATCAGGAAGGGTCATCGCTTCGGCCTCTTGGGTTCCCAGTGTTGACAAGACGTGACTTCGCACCAACCACGGCAGAGGCCGCTGGGGCGCTCCTGCCAGGTGTCGCTGGCGAAGGCCAACTTCATCTGCTTGAGGTCGGGCGTGATGAGCGCCCAAAGATCAGGTATCTCAGCCCGGCCCCAGACCTTGCGCGTGATCGTCCGCGTCTGCGTCCAGTAGAACCGGCAGTCGCAAATATCGACGGTCGGGAACAGGGCGAACGTGTGGATCGCGTACTGGGCAAGCTGCGTCCATTTGTCGAACGGCTTGCCCGTCTTGTAGTCCTCCAGCACCGCCGTGGGCGCGTCGCGGGCGACCATGCGGAAGTCGATCTTGCCCCGCCAGAAGCGGTCAGGATCGTCGTAGGTGGTGGGCTGGAGGTCCCGGCCCAGCGCCACCTTTTCCTCCACCCAGAGCACGCCAGGGATCGCCTCCAGGCGTGCCATGTGGGGCTCGTGAACCATCAAGTCCTTGGGTAGGGGTACGTTGCTGCCCAGCCGGGCCTCGAACGCCGCGTGAACCCGGTCGCCCTCAAGCTGCTCCGCCGTCTGCGGCGACCGGGGCAGGTCCTTGGCCACGTACTTATGGTAGAACTGCTTGCCGCAGGTGACGAAACAATCAAGTGAGGACGGTGTGATTGGTAGCGGCCTGGCCATCGTCATCTATCCTTGGTGGGGCGGGATATAGCGCGCAAAGCTCGGCAAGGTTCATGGTTTCCTCGCCGGGCTTGAGCTTGTGGGTCGTGAGCTTGTGGCTCCGACAATACTCATCCAAGAAATCGTCAGGCAAAACTGCGGGGCTTGGCCCCCGCAGTCCGCGTCGCCAAATCAACGTCGCCATGGTTGACTACTCTCGTGAAGGGGCGGCGGGGTTGCCGCCCCTGGTTGATTAGGGCGCGGCTTTGATGCTGGCGGGCTTGGCGTTGTGCCGCGCCTGCATTTCATCCGACTTTTTCGACTTGAGCCGTTTCAGTTCGTCGCGCGCCGAGTTCTGGAGCCAGAACCCATGAGAGCCGGCGAGCGCGGCCAGCGTCACCATCACGCCGCCCGCCTCTTTCTGCATGTCGCCGACAGGCCGCGACATGACATGGTTGACGACAGCGCCGATGTCGCTGGCTGTCAGGTGACCGGCCTGCATCAACTCGACGGCTTCCTCCGCGAAGCGCAGGATACGCTCGCGGCTGTTGGCGTAGGCGCCCTCGCCCCAGAGGCGCGCGACTTCCGCATGGACGTGCTCCTGGTAGGCCGCTAGGAATTGCGGCTGAGTTAGGAGGCGATTGTAAGCGGACTGCACGTTGTCGTGCTCGGTCTGGAGGTCCGCGATCTGTTGCGCCATGCCCAGGATGCGCTGACGCGCAGATACGCCCAGCGGGTTTCCTGGCTCTGCTAGTTCAACGTCCCATGGGTGCTGAGCCGGCTGGGTGGGTTCCGGCTGGAAACCGCGCTCAAAGAGGTTGTCCTCCAGCTTGTTCAGCCGGTGACGTAGGCTTTGGTTGATCTTCTCCAGTTCGGTGTTTTTGGCGCGCACGTCGGCCATCTGGTCGCGCGCTTCGGCCACCTTGTAGAACGCCGGCTCCGCCGCCATCGCCTTGGGTTCCGCCTGCATGTCGGGCAGGTTCTCGGCGGGGTCGGGCACGCCACGGAAGTCCAGTTGATGGCCGAACCGATCCCGCATCGCGCCGAGTTCGAGATCGAGGACGTAGATGCGTTCCTCCAGAAGGTTGACGTAGGCGAGCGCGACAGCGGAGACAGTCGGGTGATGCTCAGGTCCATCTGTGTGTTGGTGCGGTCCACGGAAGTGCTTGTAGCCTTCGCCGTCGCCGTAGGGCTTCTCTGAATTGCGTAGCATGATTGGTCCCCTTAGTTGAGTTCGAGATTGAATTGGTTGCAGATCGCCTGCAACCAGTGCGCTTGGTGGATGGCGTCATCCACGGCGACGTGAGGCGTGCCGGCGAACTTTGGTTGGAGGTCCTTCGCCTTGATCGTAGGTGTGCGGTTCTCGTCACCGACTACGACAGGGCGCAAATAGCTCATATTCTTGAGCGTGCGAAAGCACCTGTCGTTCCAATGTGGCCAAAGCCCGTCGCGGCCCTCGCCTTTCTCGTTGGTGTAGCCGATGTTCAGAACCTTGGCGGCGTTGTGCATAAGGTTGCAATCGAACCCCGCGCCGTTGCCCCAGAACTTGATGTCCTCGCGCGGCCCGATGGTGTCGAGCCATTGGCCGAACCCGTTGAACGCGTCCTGCGGCGCGAAGTGCGCGGTCCCCAGGAACTTGTCCCACGCCGAGCGCTGGTTGGGGTGCAGCCACCACGAGACCGTGCTGGCGTCGATCTGGAACCCAGCCGCCTGGGCAAGCTCCGGGTCGATGGTGACGTGGAACGTGTCGAGCATCGCGCCAGGGGTGCCGGTCGGGTCGAAGTAGGCTGCGCCGATACCAATGATGGCGCTGTACGGCTTGGTCCCCCAGGTCTCGATGTCGAGCATTACGTGCTTGGTCATTTCGTCTCTTTCACGGATGCGCGCAGGGACATCGTGCCAACACTGATGTTGGCCAGCCAGTCCTGCACTCGTTGATCGTTCGCACACTTGCGAACGATTATGCGGCACCATGCCGTCATCACTTCGCCCTCTGTGATTACCTTGCCATCCTTGGTGCGGTAATTCAGAAGGAACCTGTCGAGATCATCGGCCAGCTTCTCGCTGACCTCGTGCTCACGCCGCTCACCAGCCGTCAAGCTCTTCGTCACTGACGGGGCCGCCGAACTCGTCTGGGGGATCAATGATGTCGTAGAAATGGGTGAGGACATAATCGCAGCACTCCTGAGCCGTAAGGAAACCTCTGGTCACGATGGCGCGGCGACCGATGGGATTGAGTATCGCCTTCCAGCGATCCCTCGCCCAGAACACGGTCACGTTGACGCCGTTGATTATGCCACGCTGGTTGTCATTGGCCGTGAGCTGCCAACCCGCGTGTAGCATCGCCGGCTTGAGCTTGGGTGCTTCCTCGCCGTGCACCACCATCTGGCGCGTGTGGCCGATCTCTAGGTCGCTGGTGTAGGCGTCCCACTCCAGGCCCTTCTCGATGTTCGGTAAGGGGATGGGCGAGGCGATGAACGTGCGCCCGGTCACCTCGCGCAGCATGATGCCCAAGCCGACGCTATGCAGGCCGGGCACGGGGTAGCACTGAGGCTCGCCCTTGATCGTGCCGTCCCATCCAATGTGATGGAACAGCGCCAGCCCTGCCTTGACGTCAGAGCCGTGCTTGGTGATGACGTGCTTGGCCTCCAGCGATCTCATCGAGAACGTGAGGCCCTCAAACAAATAGTTATGGTCTAGCCGATAGGCCCACATGATTGATCTCTGGGTAGGGGTGCAGGTTTGGTAGGTTACTTCCTACCAAGTTTCGCTTTCTCTTTGGCGGTCGGGTGGTTAGCTATCATTGATCCATCGGGGTTGCGCGGGAAGCTGCGGTTCGCGCCGGGGCTTTCCGCGCGGTCGTTCGAGGCGGTGTTCGGGCCGCCCTTGGACAGCGGGACGCGGTGATCGAGGTCCTGGCCTTTCTTGACCGCGCCCCGCTTGAGGGCGTCGCGCCGGAACCTGGCGCGCTTGGCCCCGTCGCCGTTGTGCCCAGTTCCCTGCTCGCCACGGGCGATGGCAGTCTTGTGCTCCTGCTTGTAATCGCGCACGTAACCGGGGGAACTGGGCATAGGCTTAGTCCTCGTCTTGAACGATCTCCGACACACATACCGGCTGCGTGTCACTCGTGCAACGAACTTGCCGCTGGCACTTGGAACACTGATAGGTGCCCTCGCTTCGGTTCGGCAGATCGTTGTAGCACCCAGGGCACGTCCATCTGTCGTCGTGCCCTGGGTTGCGAAGCTCCAGCGAAAGAGGTTCGCTCATTCCTCTTCCTCTTCCTCTTCGTCTTGCTCGTTCTGACAGTCCTCGCAGATGTCAAACGGATCGTCGTCGTCCATTTTCGCGTCGCACTCGATGCACCGCTTGCCCTCGGCCATGTAAGTCGTCTCCTGTAATGAGGGCCAGCCTGTCAGGCCAGCCCGCGAACCACCAGTGGCCCTTGTGCCACTGGAACATGCGCCCGGCTGCGGTGAGCCGGAAGTGAGGCTTAGTCGTCGCCGCTGTCGTCATCTTCGGGGTCCTCTTCCGGCTCAGGAGCCGGCGCAGGAGCGGCTTTCAGCTTCGCGGGGGCGGGCCTGGACCCTTCCTCGCGGTTCACCAGATCGTAGCCGTTGGCCTTGAACCGCTCTTTGTCGAACGGCTCGGTGAACTCGGTGTTGGGTCCCTTGAGGGTGATCTCGCCCTTCTCTTTGTCCACGCGGACCACCTGGAACTCGCGCTTGGTTTCCCGATGCACGAGGAACTGAACCATACCCATCATTGGTCTCCTACATTAGCCCTGCGTCCGTTGTGGATACGCGAGGGGCGGGTTAACGCTTCAATCGGTGCCATACCAGCTTTCAGCCGGCGTGACACCAGGGGCTCCGTCGTGCTGTACTCGATGCACCAATGGCGCATAAGCTTAGTCACGCCATCAATGGTGATCCACACTGAACAGGATCGGTTCGCCGCCTGTTGGAGCGGAGTGCTCCACTGGCAGTTGCTCAGTTCATAGTCACCATCGTTTTCCTTTCGGTCAAGAGTGGTGCCCGTAGGGCGCTCACCCATGTCCTCTAGGAAATTCGCGAACGTCAACCAACGCTCGCAAATCTTAATGCCTCGCCCGCCGTAGCGTGGGTACTTATGGTGCGTCTTGTTCAAGCAACGCACTTTCATCTGGCTCCAGGACGCGTAGGTTCGCGACGCTTTCCCTAACGTGTGGCCATGTTTGATATGACCAGCCATCAATCAAACTCCACGCCGCGTAGGCTACCCCAGGACTTGCCCATCTTCACGTCGAAAGGTAGCGGAACAGGCGGCAGGAAGTTCCACGCTGCGCCGTAAGGCAAATTGTCCAGCGTCTCTTTCCCTTCCTGAGCCAATTTCATTGCGTACCGATCAGGCACGAGAACATACAAACCGTCGTGCATGTCCAGAAGGAAATGCGCGTCGTACTTCGGCAACAAATCCTTGAGGTGCTGGAGCGCCAGACACTTCTGGTCGCCGCCGGTCCCCTGGATTTTGTAGTTGATTGAAGTGGAACCCATGGACCAGCCCCAGGAACCATTCCAATCCCCGACCACCTTGACCCGGCGACCGGCGAAGGTCTCAACGTAGCCTAGCTGCTTCGTTATGGCAATCTGGCGTTGCCAGTATTGCGGCACGCCAGGGTAGGTCTGGGGGTAGGTCCGGTGGATAAGCTGCGCCTCGGACATCACCATGTCGATGTCGTACTGAACCCTGGCCACGCTGAGGAACTTCGGGGCCGACGTTCGATACTGCAATGATAGGTTCCCCACCTTGCCCATCTTGCGCTTGGGCTTGAATATCTTGTCCTCCGTCTTGTGCCAGACCAAACACTGTTGGTAGTCGAGACCGTAAACCTTGCTCGTCATGAACGAGTGTGGGTCCTCGCCGGGCTGGCAGAGACCCAACATTGTTAGGTCGCCGCTGGCAATCGCCATCCATTTGAACTCCTGGCCGGCGGCGTCCCATTCGAGCAGCGTGTAGCCGGGCGGCGCGATCAACTGGTCGCGGAACTGCGCCTCGTTTTTCATCTGGTGGATTGCGAAGCCAATGGGCCTGGCGGCCTTACCCTTGCCTTGCGCGGACGAATAGGTGAACCGGCTGGTGTAGGTGCCGAACACGCGGCCCTGGGGGTGGGCGCACCCATCGCCGTTGTAGGCGACCGACTTGATGAGCGCGTTGGCGAACTTGGTTCGGTTATTCAGCGCCTCGCGGTAGGCGCGCAGCGTCTTGGCGCGAGGGTCCTGGATGGCGAGTTCGTGGAGCACCTCTTTGTCGGTCGAGCGCGATTTCTTCGGGTTGCCGTTCTCGTCCTTCGTTTTCTTGCTCGTGTTCATCTTCCACACGGGCAGCTTCCAGTCATCGAACATAAGCTTCGATAGCTGGACCGGCGAGCGCACGATGGCCTCGGTCACGCCGTGCGGGGCCAGTAGCGCCAGGCTATCATTGGCAGTCTTGGTCAGCTTGCCTACGAGGTCGTGCGACTGGAACGTGTCGATCCTCATACCTCGGAAGTTGGCGGCGGCCACCATTGATAGCACCGACTGCTCCACCCAGAACGCCCGCAGCCGCTTCTCGCTCATTCTCTCGTAGAGGATCGACGCGATCTTGAGCGCGAACAAGTTATCCTTGATGTTGTAGTCGTGCAGTTTCTTAAGCTCCGCCGGGTCGGTCGAGTGATAGTCAACATCGTCGGCGTAGTCCTTATATTTCGGCAAGAACGTGGGCACCGCGCTGTCGGGCTTGCCCTTGAGCGCGTATGACTTTTTCGATGGGCCGCTGAACTCGTATTCGGGCTCGATCTCCAGGTGACGCCAGAGCAGCATCCCGTCGAGCACGCGAAGCTCATGCACCCACTTCTCGAACCCCAGTGCGATCATCACGCCCAGGTCGTAGACGAGGTTCCACCCAACAAGGATGCGTCGCGTGTCCAGACAGAACTCGATCAGGCGAGCCGTCTCCATCTTGGATGGGTTCAGGCCGCCGTCAATCTTCATGTCCTTGCCCTCGCGCCAGACCCACGCGAGGGACGTGACCCACGCGTCGCCCCTGGGGAAGCGCCAGGTCTGCAACGCATACTCTGGGAGGCGACCACTACTCTCGTAGTCGGCGGCGACGTACTGGTCCCAGTCCCACTTTGGTTGGTTGGTCATTGGTTGGGCCTGTGCGGGAACTTCTCGATGTTGGCGCTGAACGGGCCAAGCTTGCTCAAGAGGTCGTGGATGAGCTTGTTCATAGCGTCGTTGACCGGACGGGCGGTGACGAGCATGGCGAGCAAAAGCGTCACCTCGTCCTGCGTAAGCATGACTATGGTTCGGTTGGTCATCACTCTGTCCTGTAAACGCCCACGCCCTTGACCGCGCCAGCCGCGTCGGGCTCGCAGGCTTCCCAGCCGTGCGCAGTCTTGCGCATGGACTGGACGCGCGTGGCGAACTTCCGGTTGAGCTTGCGGCCCTGGAGCGATGCGTGGGATTGGATGCTTGGGCCACGTCCGCCAGCGATGAAAAACATCTGGCCGACTTTAATCGTGGCGTAGGGATAGACGCGGGGATGACCCGTGACAGGCGGCGGAACGCCGTCTGCGTTCTGAACATCAAAGGACATAACTACCACCTCTAAGGGCAGTAGCTATATCCTTATGGTTAGTTCTTGTCGAGCGCGGTCTGGATGCGATCCGTCTTGGCGACGAACATTTCGGTGCGCGCCTGGCTCTCCGCCGCGATACCCATGAGGTCGTGCGCGGCCTTCGCGTAGCCGGCCTGGAAGGCGTCAGCCTGGATTTCCCGGATGACGTCGCCCTCCGTGAGGGTCAGGGCTCCCTTGCCGGCATTGTGGAGGCGGGTGATGAACTCGGTGACGGGTTTCATGGTCATAACCCTCGGTCGGCTTCCAGGATGGCCCCAACGGGCCTTGCGGGCTGTCCCTGATATTTCCCCCGATATGGTCTGTCAGTAGGCGCGTCGAGCCAATGAAAGACAAGCTGGCATATCGGATCGCCCGCCTGGATAAACACGCCTTCGTCCGAAAGGTTCACCAGTTCCAGCGTAAGATTTCCAACGAACCCTGGATCAAGCAACGTATTGAACGCGGATACGTGCAGTCGAGCGTAAGTGGATTTGTCGCAGACGTAGGCCGCAACATCCTTGGGGATGGCGAAGTTCTCAATCGTATTCGCCAGCGCAAAGTTTGGCTCAGGTGGGCTCTCATGTAACATGCACAACGCTACATTGGCGTCGCGCTCTATGCGCATGAAGTTCATGAGCGCGTGCCCTGGGTGAGGACCCAAGTTCAGGTCGTGGGCAATCCTGATGTCATAGGATGCGGGGCCTAGACCCCATGACTTGCCGTTGACGATCTGCTTTGTCTCGGAGAACGGCTCGATCATTCGGCCACGGACAGTATTCGGTATGCAAAGCATACGGATCGACTGCGCGCTTAA